TCATCCCGCCGCAACGTCCACAAAGTGTCCACACCCACCCGCCAAAGGGTTGAGATTGACCACTTCCGCGAGGTGGCCAGGGCTGAAGTGTGCGTACTTCATCGTCATAGCCAGGGAGGCATGCCCGAGGACACGCTGCAGCGTGAGGATATCCCCGCCCTTGGTCATGTAATGGCTAGCGAAGGTGTGCCGCAAAACATGCGTCAGTTGACCAGCCGGCAGATCCAACCCCACCGCATCGACAGACTCGCCAAACTTCTTGTAGCAGTCGCCGAACGGCAGAGTGGCCTTGATCAGCTCCTGCAGCTCCTCAGCGATCGGTACAGCTCTGTTCTTTGACGATTTGGTCCGAGTGTAATGGATCAGCCCCCCACGAACCTGGCGCGCTGTTAGGCCCTCAGCCTCTGACCAGCGAGCACCAGTTGCGAGACAGATTCGCGCGACGACTCCAGCGGCCCGCGATCGGGAATCGAGATCCTCGAGCAGTGGTTTGATCTGGTCGGGCTCCAGATAGGCCATCTCGGTTTCGTCAAATTTCAGGCCTCGCACCTTGCCCAGCGGGTTTTCCCCCTTCCACTCGCCCAGGCGCTCCAGTTCATTGAATACCGCCCGTAGATAGGCCAGCTCATGGTTCAGCGTATTGGCGCTGACAGGCTTGGCTTCCTCGCCCTTCTTACGACCACTCCCCGCGGTATTCCGCCCATGCTTACCTTCCAGGCGTTCGGCTCGGTACTGGGAAAAGTGAGTTGTATTGAAGTCAGCGGCAAAGGGATCGCCCATGCGCTTTGCCATCGCAACCAGCGCTCGCTGGCGCTCTTCACCACGTTTGAGCGTACGGCCATGGGACTTGAACCACAGATCAATCAGATCAGTCAGGCGGCGCTCGTCGCGCTTCACCTTCTTCTCGAATTCGCCCTTTGCACCATCCCCCATGATGCGGTTCTGAAAATAAAGGGCTTCGCCTTTCGTGCGGAATTTCTTGCGGATGCGCGGGCCATCACGTCCTTCAGGCCGGCAATCGACTTCATAGCGGCCATCGTCCAGTTTCTTGATCGACATAGTTAAACCGGACTGACCTGGCCAGACTCCGGTGCGGTCTGCTCAATCATCAGCCACAGCGTGTACTTCGTGAAACGCGGGTGGTTTACCACCTTGGATAGCGCAGTAAATCCCATCTCAAACAGCGAAGACTCATATTTCTTGTAAGTGCTAATGCTGAATCCCACCAGTTCGCAGAATTCCGATTGAGTTACGCCTTCCTTAGCTCTAATCGCCTTCAGCTTCGCCGCCAAATCCATTTCTACCCTCTCTTGACAAGATCCTATATAGGATCCACCATAGATCCCATATAGGAACTTTGATCCCCAATATTCGACAGAGGTTAGCAGAATGCAGATCACCATCGACACGCCCTACGTCACTGTAGGCGAATACGCGAAGCGCTCAGGACAGTCAGATTCCGCCATCCGGCGCGAGATCGAGCTGGGCCGTTACCTCATTCGTCCGAAGACCGAAGGATCTAAGTCGGCTGTGCTCATCAACATGGTGCACATCGCCATGGAAGCCGCCGAACAAGCGGAGCGTGTTCGCCAGGCTCAGACGGATGTCAGCCAGAAGATGCCAAGCAACGGCACATTGGTGCCGGCTAGTCAGGCTGCCGCATTGGCCGGCCGCGTGCGAACAGCGAAGTCCCCTAAGCCAGCTGACCAGCGCTAAGGGACAGGAATGAACGCACGCATTACCCCCGAGCAGTTCGACCAGATCTACCTGGACGAAGTGATTCCCGCCCTGGAACACGACCCGGAGCTGGGTTTCCAGTCCAAGGACGAATCCAAGGACTACTACAACAAGGGCATCTGCCCTGGTTGCGGCAAACGGTCCCTCTACATCAGCAAAGAGAAGCCGTACCAGCTCAAGTGCAACCGCCTGAACAACTGCGCTTATGAGGAAAAAACCCGTGATCGCTACCGCCACCTGTTCGAGAACCTGAGCGAACGCTTCCCGTCCACGCCTGAGAACCCCAACGCCACAGCTGATGCTTATCTGCAGCGGAGCCGCGGCTTCGACATTTCTAGGTTTGCCGGCTGGTACAAGCAGGCCCGTCGCAAGATGGCAGACGAGTCATATGGCGTAACGGTGCGCTTCGACCTGTGCGACGGTTACTGGGAGCGCATCGTCGACGCGCGCGCTGTGGCCGCGAACAAAGGCGACAAAGCGGGTATCCGTAAGGGTATGACCTACAGGGGCAAGGGCTGGGAGCCGAAGGGCCAAACCTACGAGAAAGACGACCTGGTCTTTATCGTAGAGGGCATCTTTCACGCCATCGCACTCTGGCTTGCCGGATACAAGGCAATCGCCTCTATCAGTTGCAACAACTTCCCTTGGGACATTATCGAGGCCCACAAGGGCAAAGGCGTGCGCTGGGTAATCGGCCTCGATGACGACCCGGCTGGCCATGAGGTGATCCCCAAGTACCGGGATCGTCTGGTCAAGATGAAAGAGAGCTGCCAAGTGGCACTCGCCGGCGAACGCGATTGGGACGACGTGTATCGCGATGGCCAGCTGGACGATGTCTTTATCCAGGAGGCGCTCTATCAGGGTCAGCTGTTCACCGCCCGCTCCGCCATGCGGAAGGCCTACCTGTTGTACACCCGTCGAGCACGCCCCTTTTTCCTGGTCGAGTTCGAGCATTGCCTGTACTCGGCCCGCGTGAACACATCCGAACTGCAGAAAGAGCTGGACGACATTCCACGCAAGCCAGGCGAGGAACCGAGCGGCTATCAACCAGAGTTCGCCAAGCACACGACCATAAGCCAGGTGGCCAACTGTGTGCCCCGCTTCGAGTACCTGGAGCGCGACGCGATCAGCGGGGAACAGCGTTACTTCTTCCAGTTCGAATTCCCCAATCGTCGATTGAACTGCAAAGAGCCATTGCCACCCAGCGCAATCACCGAACCTCGAGGCTTCGCCAAGGCACTCCTTGAGCGCACGCCGGGGGGCATGTTCGATGGGGGAGAAAAAGTCCTGGGCATGCTCAAAAGCGAATGGCTGCGCAACCCCAACGTGGTTCGCACGCTGCCGTTTGTAGGCTACGACGAAGCGACCGGCGCCTACTGTTATCCCGGGTTTGGCTACTACAAGGGCAAGGAAGTCCTGGTCAACGATCACGGTTTCCTCGACATCAAGGGCGAGGGCTTGAAGACCTCAGCACGTAGCTACCCCATGCACCGCGGGGAACCGTTCGACCCGTCCTGGTTCACCGATTACCAAGCCGTCTTCGGGCTCAACGGCCTGGCCAGCCTGGCCTGGTGGACAGGCTCACTATTTGCGGAGCAGATCCGAGCAGTACAACAAGGCTGGGCCTTCCTGGAGCTGACAGGCGCCGCTGGGGCGGGTAAATCAACGCTGCTTCGCTTCCTGTGGCGCTTGTTCGGCCGCAAGAGCGAGGAAGGGATCAAGCCCAGCGGCTCCGGCGCATCGGCGATCGGCCTGCTGCGCTCACTGTCTGCAGTAAGCAACCTGCCGGTGGTACTGATTGAGTCCGACAAGGAAACCACCGACGCCCTGGGGCGGACTGTGATCGTGCAGTACAACTGGGACGAGATTAAGTCCCTGTTCGACCACAACGCCAAACTTCGCGTCACCGGCGTGAAAACCGGCAACAGCGATACTGACGCTCTGATCTTCCGGGGCGCCATCTGCATATCGCAGAACACCATGGTGGAAGGTTCGGACGCGATCATCACCCGGATCGTGTACCTGCACATGACATGCGACCACCACACGCCAGAGCTGAAGGCAGTGGCCGATCGACTCAAGGCCATGCCCGTGGCGCAATTGAGCGGCTACCTCCGTGCAGCTCTATGCCAAGAAAGCACCTGGCTCCAGCGCTACTTCGAGGTGTATCCCGAGTGTGAGCGCCGCTTTATAGCCCTGGGCGGTGTAAGCCATGCCCGGATCATCCAAACCCATGCCCAGGTGCTGGCAGCCGCCAAAGCCACCCAGGCGCTGTTTCCAGCCTGGTCCGACCGGGAAATGGAGGCCCTGGCCAAGCACCTGGAAGCACGTGCCCTCGATCGCGAGCAGACCCGCACAGCCGAGAACAAGACCGCCGCCCAGTTCTGGCAGGCCTATCACTACCTCAACGAGCAGGTGATGACGATTGAGGATGCCGACGGCCGTCGCCAAGAAACCCGAGAAACCCTGAACCACAGCTCCGACAGAGGCCTGATCGCCATCAACATTCAGCACTTCCAGTCGGCATGTCGAGCTGCAGGCCTGGAGGCGCAACCGACCGTGCTACTGCAGAAGGAGCTGAAACGAAGCCGTACTCATACCTTCCTAGAAACACGCAAATGCCACTCCCGCATCGAACAGCGATCACTGAACTGCTGGGTGTTCAAGAAAGGCGGAGCCCCCTCGGCTCGGACGGACAGAAGTTCGTGAGAGCGGTCTGCGGAGGGGCTGGACGGTGTTTCTGTGTAGTCCCCTAAAGCATCTGGAATATCTGGAAGGAATAGGAATAGATCAATGAATACAGGTAGTTACAAGGCATCAGCAAGCGACATGCCACTGGAAGGCGCTGGAAGGAATCTCCTTCCACCATCTTCCACCAACCTTCCACTTTGGAGGTTTTGCCGAGAATCGACTGGAGCCCAGGTACAACGCGGCCTCCAGGCAGATCAGGCAATTTCGGCCTTCCGCCACCTTCCACCCATGGTGGAAGACGCAAAAAAAACTTCAGCCCAACAACCACGCGGCTTCCAGCGGTGCCGCCATAGCAACCTTCCAGATATTCCAGATGCACAGGGGGGATACACGCCGCAATGAATCTTTTGGATCTATCCATTCAAGTTCGCCGTTAGGCATTTCAAGGAGAAGCAACATGCAGTTGAACGTAATTACCGGAGCGCCCGGTACCGGAAAAACGACGCGGCTCCGTGCGATTCAGGACGAGCTGAAACGGCAGGGCATGCCCGCAAAAATTCACCAGGGGGCAAGCTGTACTACCCCCTACTTTGTGAACCTGGTCCGCGATCAGGCCATGGCCGGGGCCAAGCACTTCCTGGCCGACGACTGCACACAGTTTCAGATCAAGGCCGTTACGGAGTTGAAAGCCCAGGGCCTGCATTCCGGCATTCCATCCGACTTTGTGCTGCACCTGGTGCGCCAGGCTTAAGGGGGAACGAATGATCATTCGCTACAGCGCCAATACGTTGGTAGGGACGTTTTCGTTGCCGTCGGCCTACGTCGAGATGCTTTTACCCGAGGACGTGGCGGAACTGGCCGCCGTGGATCACTGGAAGGAACACCCCGAGGAAACCCCGACATTCATAACCGTCGTGCACCTGCAGGACGTGGACGGTCACGACTTGGGATTGTTTGAAGTGCGCTGTGAACAGCGCCCGGTATTCACCGCCAGCCAGCTGCGGCAGGCGTGAAAAAAGACGGTGTCGAGGAGTTGCAGCTCCCCGACACCTACCACCACAGAGGAGCAACACCATGCAAGCACAGCACCCAAGCAGCAGCGAACACAAGGCTACCACAGCCCCCACCCAGGCCGCTGGCAACACGTTCAAACCGACGCGGCCGATGTTGGCCATGGCCATGGTCGGCGCGGCGCTGATCGGCTACCTCGTGCAGAAAACACCGGATGCCCGCCAGCGCCTCGAAAGCCTCGCCGAAATGGCCCAAACCCTGGGCGATCTGTCAGAGCGTGACGCCGCAGTGGTCGCGCAACTGCTGGCCCGCCCCACCCATATACAGGGAGAGTCCCACTATGTCTGAACAAGCCAATATCAAGCGTTACACCGTCAAAGAGCCCTGGAAGGACTACAGCGTCACCCTTGAGGTCGATCACTCGATCCTATCCCCTGATCACGCCGAGCTGATCAATAACTTTTGGGGCGACCACAAGTACCGTGTGGCCGCCGAAAAAGGGGACGTAGTGCGCGCCGTGATTCGACTCGCCGGCTCCACGATGATCAGAATCATGCTGGACGAGGGCGGTACCAGCTTCACCGAGAAGCCCAGTGGACCGGTCTTCAATGACAATCCAGGCCCGCTCTGGACCAAGGATCTGCACGACCAGGAAGGCTGGGGCGGTACAGTAAAAGGCAATCCTTATGGATGGTGCGGTATCCGTGTCATTGCCGCAGACATTGAGGCGCTGGGGTTCGATGATTTTGAACTTGAGGAGGTGGCCAATGGCTGACTCTCATCATCAAGACAAGTTTGTCCTCCGTCTCCCGGACGGCCTGCGCCCGTCCATCAATGTCCAGGCAAGGGCCAACCACCGCAGCATGAACGGCGAAATGATCTTTCGCCTGGAGCGCTCCCTGCAGCTCGAGGAGCTGTATGAGAATCAGCGCCGCCTGAATACAGTCCTCCTGCAGCGCATCGAGGAACTGGAGGCACGGGCATGTTGATCGACGGCCAGATCATCGCGATCAACGACGCACAGTACGATTCTGCGCGGCAGCAGATGGGGCTCCCATCGGGCTACACGCTCGTCCAGGCTACGGGTCTACTCATGCACAACACGGGGAACGGCTTGGTGCAGATCCGTCTTCCTGCAGGTCTGGTAGTCGGGGAGTTTGAGAATCTGGACGGCCATCGCTGTTACGGGGTTGTATCGCTCAATGGTCTGGAAAAGGCTCAAGCAATTTAGCCGCTAAAACTTGCGGTTGATCAATCATCATCTTGGGCGCTACGGCGCCCTTTTTTTTCGACCGTCGTACTGGAAAGTAGAACAATCCCTACACATGAATCTGATAATTCATGCATAACAATCAGAGCCGCCCTGGTCGGTATGAGGTTGCAAAAGTGATTGCAAAAACATAAAGCATCGAGCAACAAACAACCAGATCCTCTTGAAATGCAATCAATATATCGAAATAGGAATACCCGTCGCCCTGTTACATAAGTACATACTTACATACACATGAAACTAAACATTCCTGTATTCCTTTAAATCGTTATTCCGTCATTCCGTTACCAGGAGAACCAGCACAAGCCGCCACCCTCAACAGTTCCTAGGCCGAAACCACAAATCGAAGCGTGCCAGAAGCCCCACAAAATAATAATTCGCAGGATCTAACGCATTTTTCAAGTGCTTTAAAAACAGCTTGACGCACCAAAAAGCCGCTCTCTAAACTTCAATCATTCGAGAACAGCCAAATATGGACTTTTGCAATGAGTGACGCCCAATCGAAACTGACAGAACTGATCGAGGACATAGAGAATTTCGGACACAAGTTCATGTTTCTTATGAATGCCGCGTCTGCAGACGCCCCACTATCAGAACGCGCCCGCATCGGGTTTCTGGAGTATGGAGTGGAGAGCGTTAAACAGTTCAACGCCATAGAGGAAAAGTTGAAAAGTTACAGGGAAAATTGCATTCCCAACTGATCGAATATTTCACGCTGTTTAGCACGAGGCAGGGCTCGCAGACGGTCGAATAGCAAACGATCGACCGCCTGCGCCGATGGGCTCAGGGTGTGGGAGAAAGTGAGGTTTGCAACCCAGGTGTGCCCGCAGTTGATCGCATCGGTGCACTGGCAGTAGAGCTTTGCAAAATCACTCGACAGATCATCCCGCGAAACAATCCGCCCTTTACTTCCACACGCCTTGCAGTACACCCGCATTCTCTCCCCTCCCCAAGGTTCCGTTTAAGGCACCATTTTGACACAACATCTTGTGTCATCAGTGAGTTACGCCCGCTAAATCAAGGATTTTCTCCAGGCACCGCGGGCTCTCGCCAAGCTATCCGGCGATCGGGCCGCAGTGTGTCGTTCAGCTGGTTGAACAGCTGACAGATCGGCCGGATCTCGTTACTGGTGTAAACGCGATCGATCTTTTCAATGTCGCCGAAGCCCCCGCTGTTCTCCGGGATGATGCCGGCCAGGGCCGGGTTCATCCGCCAGGCCGCAATCACGTCGTTTCGGGTGATGTTCTTCACCTTTTCCAACTCGTCCTTCGCCTGAAAATCCCCCACGGGGATGATCTGGATTGCGTTCTCTTTGCCGTTGGGGATGTTGACGAACATCGAGCGGAAGTTGCCCACGCCCTTACTTGCGCTGATCTGTGCGCGCAGGTTTTCTTCGTCTTCCTCGGTCAGGTCTGGGTCGTTGGTGTAGAAGATGTAACCGGCGTGCGCACCATTGCTGTAGTAGCGCCGGCGAAAAAGGGTCGCGGCTTCATTGAGCAGCAGCGCCTGCAGGCCGCCGAGGTAATCGGGCACGCCGTAAATGTTCTGCTCCACGTCGTAGTCCAGGACGTGCTCGATCTCGTCCTGGTCGAAGTCCATGTATTTGTTGTCGGGCAGCAGCATCCTGAAACCACCGTCCACCTTTACCCGCATGTTGATTGTCGGCAGATGCTGCTGCTCTAGGACCTGGCCGAATGCGTTGGTGTCGCGATAGAAAAAGGCTTCGCCAAATACCATGTAGTCCAGGCCGGCCCGGCCCATGGTCTGCGCGCTGCAGCCGGCCGACGGGATCAGCTCACGCAACAGCAGGTTGCGCTTGAACTTCGGAATAGCGCCGTGGTGCGCGTTGGCGCGCAGCAGCTTGGGCAGGCCCGGCCGCGACACCGGGGGCTTGTAGATCTCGCCGTCGTCGCTGGGAAACACCCCGAGATATTCGCCGATGTTGCCGCTCAGCACTTGCTCCGGTTCCCCGAAGGTGAATGCCCGCATGGACTGTTGCTGTGGTGCCTGCCGGATTTCCTGGTGCTTTCTGTGTCGTCGCTTGGACATTGCTTCCGCTCGTGACGTAGCGGCTACGGCGCCGCTTGTTTGTATTAAGGGGTTCGTGTGCCAGGGCGTGCATCACCGCCCAGGCGATATCGGCGTGGCCCGTGGCATCGGTGCGCGATGCGCTGTATGTGACCTGCCCGCTCCCGGTCGTGCCGCGCTTGATTGTGAGGAAGGCCTGGGCGATATCTGTCCAGCCGGCGTCCCACTCGATGCGGCTGCCCTGGATAGTGTCCTGGGCCTTGAGTACCAGCGTGTTTTTGGTTTCCAGGCTGTAATGGATCGAGGTCGCCCGCGGGTAGAAGTCGCGCACCAGGTCGAAAACCCCGTAGCCGATTCCCGTGGTGTCGATGCCAATGTGTTGGACGTTGAAACGCTCTGTGAGCTTCTTGACCTGCTCGGCCTGGTACTTGAACGACTGCCCACGCCAACTGTGCTTTTCAAGGATCCGGAACTTGGCCCCAGGTTCGAGCGGCGGAGCGACGACGACACAGGTGGCGTCGTCGCGGGTGCGGCTCGGGTCGTACCCCAGCCATACCGGACTGTTGCCGAATGGCCGGTCCTGATCGGGCTGGAAGTCTTCCCACAGCGACAGGTCGGAATAGCAGCGCTCCAGGTCTTTCAGCCCAAACGCGCTCTGCGTGCTGTCGATGAACTTGCACATGAACAGTTGCTGGAACCTGTCTTCGTCGTACTCCAGCTGCAGCTGCTCCAGGTCGAACAGATCGCAGCCACCGTCCATAGCGTCCTGGATGGTGATTGTCTTGCGCCACTGGCCATCCGGGCATAGCGCGCCCTGGGTGTACGCTGCCTCGCTGGGCCAGGTGCCGGCAGCCTTCTTGCCGCGCTTGTCGTTGCGGAACGTTTCCCCGGTCCAGAACGGGTACGCCTGATGCGAGACGGCGCTGGGCGTCGAGAAGTAGGTTTTGCGCCACTTCTTGTGAGTGCCCATGGCGCTGGCCACGGTGCTCAGTTTCTCGAAGTCGCGAATCCAGAAATATTCGTCAACGTAGACATGCCCGTTATAGCCCTGGGCCGTGCTGCTGTTCGTGGACATGAACTGCAGCTTCGCCCCGTTACTGAGCACGATAGGGTTGCCAGTCAGCTCGATGCCGAACCACTGCTGGGCGAACGTGACGATATAGCTACGGAAGATCTCCGACTGCGCCCGGCTCGCAGACAGGAATACCTGGTTATCACCGCTCAACACGGCGTCCATGAACGCCTCGCCGGCGAAGTAGTAAGTCAAGCCAACCTGGCGACTTTTCAGGATGTTGCGAACCCGGCGCGTCAGCGGGTTTTGCTTGGCCTCGAACAGTTCCCGCTGATAGCGGTACATCTTGGAGATGAACTTATCCAGGAAGTCCACTTCGGTCAGGCCGCTAATATCGTTCTTGGCTTTTTTCTCCCGCTTCTTGCCGCCACCCTCGCCACGGCCGGAACGTTCGCCCCGCGAGCCCTGGCGGCGTTCCTGGGGCTCGGCCGAGGATTCACCGATCGGTGCCGGCGATGACATGGCCGCCTGTTTCAGCAACCGCTCGCGAACTGTGGTCAGTCGGTCCAGCTCGTTGAGCTCGTCCTTGGTCAGGGTGGCGGATTTATCCAGGAGCAGGGTAATTCGCCGCCCTACGGCGGTCAGCGGCTCCTCATCCGAAAGCATGTCCTCCCACCCGCCCTGGCGTATCCAGTAGTAGACGATCCGGATATTGGGCAGGTTGAGCTGCGCCTGAATTTCCTTGGCCTTACAGCGGCGCAGAAACAGGCGTTTGGCGGCTTCTTTAACTTCGGTCGAGTAGTACATGGGGCCGCAGTCTATGCGGCGAAAACGCTAGAAACGCGGGGTTAAATTCCGCGATCCACCTATATTTCGAATCTAGGAGGAACGCGCAGTGGAACCGTTTGTTTGGGGTCGAACGGCTCAATATCTTGGCGGCTCATTCAACAGATTGAGCGCAGTTACCACCTATGCCACGTTCCCTCGTCTCCTATTGGAAGCGCGTAGCCACCAGCGGCCCGACCGTCGATGGCCGCGAGATCCTGCCCCAGGAACTGCGCGAATGTGCCGAAACCTACGACCCCGCGCTGTACACAGCCGTTATCTGGTGTGAGCACGAACGCTGGTTCGGTTGCTTCGGGACTGTGTATGCCCTTCGCCTGATCGAGGGCACCGAGGATCTGGAGTCTGGCCAAGTCGCCCTTGAAGCGCAGTTGAAGCCCAACGACAAGCTGCTACGCCTGAACGATGCCGGGGAAAAACTCTTCTCCAGTGTCGAGATCCGTCCGAACTTCCGTGGCCGTGGCAAAGCGTACATGACCGGCATGGCGGTAACCGATGAGCCCGCCAGCACGGGCACCCAGGAACTCTACTTTTCCAGCCGTACCAGCCGGGACGCTTACTACGCCGCCTCGGTTGAGCTGGGTTCTTTCCATGACAACGAACCCAAGGGCGAGCTGGGCAAGCTCACCGCGTTGCTCACCGGCTTTTTCAAGCGATTCAGCGTTGAAGCCCCCGCCACCGACACCCCCACCCCCCCAACCGAGAGCAAACCCCCAATGGATGAAGCTACCGCAACGGCTTTAAAAGCCCTGCTGGAACAGCTGCTGGTCGTTGCTGCCGGCATTCAGGCCGTAATCGAGCCTGCCGCCGAAGATGCACCTGAACCCGACCAGGACCTGATCGACGACGTGAGCGCCGCTGTAGACGAGATCGTCACCACGGCCGAAGAAGAGCGCGAATACCGCCGCAAGGGTGGTAACTCGAACAAGGCCGTGTTGGCTGCGCTTGCAGGCCTGCAAAAGGAGTTCTCTGTGCTGAAGAACACCACCACCGGCCGCCAGTTGCCACGCAACTCCGGTCCTGTAACCCAGCCTAAAAAGCGGGTGCTCTGACATGGCCCGTAATCTCAGCGCCTACGGCGCCGAAATGTATGCAGCGCTGCAGCTCGCTATCGCCGAGTCTTACGGTGTCGAGCTGGCCACCAAGATGTTCAACGTTGAGCCGTCGATCGCTCAGGAACTAAACGACGCCATCACCGCAAAATCGGACTTCCTTTCCCGTATCAACGTCATTCCGGTGACCGAGATCAAGGGCGAGAAGGTGTTCATTGGGGTTTCTGGTCCGGTCACCGGCCGCACCAACACCAAGACCACCGACCGCGAAGCGAAGGACGCTTCGGCGCTGGACCACACGACCTACGAACTGTCCTCGACCGAGTCCGACGTGGGTCTGCCATACGCGAAAGTGGACGCCTGGGCCAAGTTCCCAGACTTCCACCAGCGTTATTCCGCCGCAGTGCAAAAGCAGATCGCACTCGACCGGATCATGGTCGGTTTCCACGGTACGCACACCGCCGAGCAGACCGATATCGGCAAGTATCCGATGCTTCAGGACGTGAACACGGGCTGGCTGCAGCAGTTGCGCGAACAGGCGCCGCAACAGGTGCTCAAGGAAGGCGTGAAAGACTCCGGCAAGGTCACGTTGGGCGCCAGTGGCGACTACGCCAACCTTGATGCCCTGGTGCACGACACCAAGCAACTGGTGGACGAACGCCTGCGCGACGGCGGCGACCTGGTAGCAATCATCGGTAGCGATCTGCTCGCCGCCGACAAGGCGAAGCTGTACGCCAAGCAGGGCGATACACCAACCGAGAAAGAGCGCATTGAAGAAGCCCAGGTTATCGAGACCTACGGCGGCCTGCCGAGCTTTAGCGTGCCGTTCTTCCCGGTCAACGCGGTGCTGGTCACCAGTTGGGACAACCTGTCTATCTACTTCCAGGACTCCAGCTGGCGTAAGAAAACGGTAGACAACGAAAAGCGCTCCCGCGTCGAGGACTACAACAGTCGGAACGAGGGCTACGTGATCGAGCAGCTGGAAAAAATCGCGCTGACCGAGAACGTGGAGCTACTGAAATGAGCCTGGCCCTGGCGTACAAGCGCCGCATCCTGGCACTGCAGAGCGCTGCAGTTACCTCTGCTGCAGCTGCGCCGGTGACGTACTCGCCGGCGCAAGCCCTGAGCAGCCCCGCGAACGCTCGCAAGCATCTGGCGCTTATGGAGGCCTCCCTGGACCAGGACCTGGAGCGCCTGAGTGCAACCAATGGCTTGTCCTTTAAGAAGGCGCTCAAGCGCCAGGAACTGCTACCCAAGTACCAGGACTTTATCCAGCGCTACGTCGAGTCGGGGCTGAACATGCCGAACCGCGTGCTGGTGCAGGTAATGGTCTGGCTGTTCGACACCGAGCAGTTCGAGGACGGCCTGGAGCTGGCCGACTTCGCCATTGCCCAGGGCCAGGAGATGCCGGAGCGTTTCAAGCGGCGCGATATCCAGACCTTTGTCGCTGACGCGGTGATCGAGTGGGCCAACGCCGAGCAGGATGTTCAGCGCAGTCCCGAGCCCTATGTTTCCAACCTGCTGCCCCGAGTGGATGGCGAATGGCAGTTGCCCGAGCAGATCCCGGCCAAGTACCACAAGTTGCTGGGCATCCGGGCCATGGACCAGCAGAAGTGGGAGGCAGCTATTACCCACTTTGAACGGGCCACCGAGCTTTATTCCGCCATTGGCGTGAAAACAAAGCTGGACGCCTGCCGCAAAGAACTGACCAAACAACGGGCCGAACAGGCCACCGAATAACCCGACTCCCCCCCCAGCGGGAACCCGTGAAACGAGTCAGCCATTTTATGGCCCGCCCCGTTGAAACGGTGTTTCCCGCCCTATTCGAGCGGCCAGCAATGAGCTTTTCCGGGAAACCCACCACCTTTGTGGACCAGACAATCGAGAACGACGGCTTCTGGCCTGACCTGTCTCTGTCCGAGCTGCAGAAAGAACAGCGCCTGCCGGCGGAGTTCCTGGTGGAGCTGATGGCTGACGCTGTAACCATGGCCATGATCGAGGTCAACAACGATCTGGCCAAACTGAAAACCCGCTGGCAGGCCGCCGGCATCGACAACGTCGAAGCCGCAGACACCCGCCTGTTACGCGAGCGGTCCCTCAAGGCCAAGCTCTACAAGCGCGCAGTCTACTGCCGCACCAAAGCCAGCGCCCTGCAGCAGTTCCCCACCGTGACCCGTCGCGATAGCGCCGAGAACACCGGCAAGGAAGCCCCGGAGCGGGCGGAAACCTTCCTCGCTTTCAGCCAGCAGGCCGTCCGTGCGCTGCAGGGGCGCGGGCGCATTACGGCGGCGTTGCTATGACCAAGCTGAAGGCATTGACCGCTTACTTGCTGGAGCGCCGCCTGGTCGAGCCCGAACAGCTCGACAGTTGGACGGAGCAGGTAACGCTAGAACTGGTCTGGAAACCCGACCTTGACGGCATGCACCTGGGCGACATGCGCTACCGCGCCGCGCTCGTCCTGGAGCGCTTCGCCGACCACCCGGCGCGGCTGATGGCCCTCATTGGCAGTTGGCTGGAAACCCACGATCCGGAGCGCGATCGGCATGCACTGCCGGCGCCGCTGTTCGCCGTCGAGCCCCAGGACAACGACCTTTTCGACGTGGACATAACCCTGGAGTTTGTCGAGTCGCTGTACCTCGCAGAGGACGACGCCGGCGAGATTCAGGCGCTCGGCAAAACCTGGTCATTCAAGCCTTATGACCTGTGGATCGCTGAAAAGGGCGAGGTAGCCAGCCATGGCCAGGCATAACCCCCTGAGCCTCGACTCTCGCGGCCTGCTTAGCGTGCGCGATCAATTGGCCCTGCTGAGCCTTCCACCACGCCTGCGCCGGCGCCTGCTGAACAACGCGAGCAAGCGTGTACGGACCATCGGCCGCAAGCGTGTACGTGATCAGCGGAACCTGGACGGCTCGCCCTTCGAGGCCCGCAAAGGTTCGGCCAAGGGCAAAAAGAAGATGGAGGCCGGCCTGGCCAAGTTGCTGCAGGTCACCAACCTGACGCCCGACGAGGCCGAACTTAGCTGGCGTAACGCCCTCACCCGCTGGATCGCCACCCAGCAGCACAACGGCATCAGCGAGCGCCGCACAGCCGCGCAGATGCGCCGCTGGAACAAAACCGCCCCAGGCCTTGCTGCCACCGATAAGCAGGCGAAACGCCTACGCCGGCTGGGCTTCCGTGTGCGCCAGGCGGGCAAAAAGACGCTGACCCGGCCGTCAGTGGCATGGATTCAAGAGCATGTGAGCTACGCCCAGGCGGGCCTATTGATTCGCATCCTGGACGACGAGCGAAACGAATCCACCGGTGCGCAGAGCTGGGAAATCACTTTGCCCAAACGCCAGTTCCTGGGGGTCAGCAACGAGGAAACCAGCCAGCTGCTGCACCAGTTACTCCAACAAATCCTTAATTCTCCACGCTAACGAGGCATTGCATGGCACTCGGTCAAGTCACCGTCAACAATCTCAACCAAGGCCAAGGGCCTGTTGCCGAGATAGAGCGTTACTTTCTGTTCATCGGGCCGGCGGGTAAGAACGTCGATCAGTTGATCCCCCTCAACACCGACAGCGACCTGAACACCGCCCTGGGCGTGAATGACAGCGACCTGAAATTGCAGGTATCAACCGCCCGACTCAACGGCGGGCAGAAATGGGCCTGCATGGCGGCGCCGATCGGTGCCGAAGGCAACTGGCAGGACGCCCTGGAGAAAGCCCAGCAACAAGGCGTGTCGGTGGAAGGCGTAGTCATTACCAAGCCGGTGGCCACGCCTGGCGAGCTGACCGCGATGCATGACGCGGCTATCGCCCTGAACAACAAATACGGCCGTCGTACCTTCGTGCTGGCCGCGTCCGCCGGCATCCTGCCGCTGCAGACCTGGGCGGACTACTTGAAGGATCAAAAAGCCCTGGTCCAGGACCTGGCCGCGCCGCGCGTGGTGTGCGTGCCCCAACTCCACGGCAATGACCTGGGCGTTCTCGCCGGCCGTCTGGTGGACGCCGCCGTCAGCATCGCCGATAGCCCGATGCGAGTGGCCACCGGCCCCGTGCTCGGCCTTGGTCCCGTTCCGCAAGACGCCGAGAAGGTGCCGCTGCCGTCCTCGATCCGCGCCGAGCTGGACAAGGCTCGTCTGTCCGTCACCCAGACCTATCCCGATTATCCGGGCGTGTACTTCGGTGACGCCAACATGCTCGACACCCCTGGGAGTGACTTCCAGGTGATTGAACACCTGCGCCTGGCTGACAAGGCCGCTCGCCAGATCCGCCCGCTGCTGATTCGCCGCGTTGCTGATCGACGCCTGAACAGCTCGCCCAACAGCATGGCCCTGAACACTAACCAGCTGATGGCACCGCTACGCCGCATGGCCAAGTCAGCGAGGTTTGCCGGCCAGGTATTCCCGGGCGAGATCGAGCCGCCGAAAGACGGCGACCTGGTGCTGGTCTGGAAGAGCAAAACCGACATCGAGGCTTACATAAAGCTCACCCCTTTGAACAACCCCAAGTCCCTGACGGCAAACATCGCCCTGGACCTTTCGACCGAACAACAGGAGTAACCACGCCATGGCAAAGATTGGCGGCATGAACTTCGACGTGAACGTGGGTGACCTCCTGGTTCACGTTGAAAGCTGCACCCTCGATATCACCGACAACAGCGCGGTGGCACAAACCCGGGGCGTGCCCGACGGGTACGTGGACGGTGACGTTGCAGCAGCTGGCGAAATGGAGCTGGACACCACGAACTTTAACCTGCTGATCGACGCGGCCCGCTCGGCCGGCAGCTTTCGCGAGCTGGCTCCGTTTGACCAGGTGTTTTTCGCCAAGGCCGGTAACGAGGAACTACGCGTTGAGGCCTTCGGCTGCAGGCTGAAAATTTCCAGCTTGCTGAACATCGATCCCAAGGGGGCCGAAAAGACCAAGCACAAGGTCCCGTTCGACGTGAGCAGCCCGGACTTTATCCATATCAACGGCGTGCCGTACCTCGCTGCCAAAGAGATCGAGGGGCTTAGCTGATGGTATGTCCGTTCGACCGCGCCCAGGACCTGGAGCAACGCCAGCGTGATCAGGCGATCGCCGCCCAGCTCGCCCAAGCGCGCTCGACGGGCCCAAGCCTGACCCACTGCGAGGACTGCAACCGCGAGATCCCCGAGGCCCGCCGAGCCCTGGGCGGCATGATCCGGTGCGTGCCTTGCCAGACCACTTTCGAGAAAGGTAATCGCCGATGAGCATCCGGCCATCGCAACGACCTGCGGCGCCACCGCCACCGCCACCGCCTGCGTTTGGAGCAGATCCGGCGCGCCTGGGAAAGCTGGAGCAGAAAATGGCCGTCGTCGAGCACCGCCTGGGGCAGATGGAGAACCGGCACGAATCGGTGCCGACCCGCATCACCAAGCTGGAACAGCAGTTTGAACACATGTCAGACCAGCTTTCCGAACTCAACGAGGGCCAGCAGGCGCTGACCGTCGTGGTATCGGGCATTGGCAAAAAAATCACCTGGTCAATGGGGGTAGCAGCCGCCGCCTGGGCGATCCTGCAGATGCTTGTCCCGGTTGTGCTGCGCGTGGTGTTCCCATGAGCCTGCGCCAGAAGATCCTCGCCGGCTCCCTCGGCCTGGTCCTGGGCAGCGGAACGCTAATGGCGTTCCTGGGCAAGTGGGAAGGTGAAGGCCAGAACCTCGTCTACGCCGACAAGCTGGCCCGAGGTCTGCCGACGGTCTGCAAGGGCATCACCAGGTACACCAGCCCTTATCCCGTCGTGGTCGGTGACTACTGGTCGCCTGAGCGCTGCGCCGAGGTGGAACAGCTGGTGGTCGAGAAGGGCCAGTTGGACCTGGCGGACTGCCTGACAAACCCACGGATCAGCCAGAACACCTTCGACGCCCTGAGCAGCCATGCCCATAACTTCGGGGCGCCCAGCACCTGCGCGAGCAGGGCCGTGGGTCTGATCAATGCCGGCCGCATTGCCGACGGCTGCAGGGCGATCGCCTGGGCCCCTGATGGGAAAACGCCTGTGTGGTCATTTGTCACTGTCGCCCCAGGCAAGAAGGTGTTCGTCCAGGGCCTGCACTACCGCCGGCTGGACGAGATGGGGTTGTGCCTGAAATGACCATTACCCCTTTCCGGTTCGTTCTGGCGGTCTGCCTCGCTGCACTGATACCGCTTTTCTGGTTCGTCCAGGTTGTCCAGGAGCGCGACGACGCCCGGCGTGATCGCGACAGCGCCCAACGGGAAGCGAAAGGCCTACGCGAGGCGGCCCGCATCAGCGGCGAAATGCTCGCCGAGCGGAGCGCCTACGACCTCAAACGCACCAAGGAGCTAAACCATGCGCTCGATCAGAACGACAGCCTGCAGCGTGATGTTCTCGCTGGCAGTCAGCGGCTGCTCATCAATGCCACCTGCCCCGCGGCAGTGCGTGCCGATTCCAGATCCGCCGGCCTGGCTGATGCAGGCCCCGCCGAACTCGCAGCAAACACTCGACCGGATTATTTCACCCTCAGACGTGAACTAGCCCTGACCAAGCAGATGGTGCTTGGACTGCAAGACCAGGTGCGCATTTGTCAGCGCGCCAACCTTTTAAACAATCCCCCAATGGAGCAACACCCATGAGCACTGACGTACGCGAAGTAACCCTGGAAATCGGCGATAAAGAATTCACTTTCACCCTGACGCCGGTGGACGTGACCAAGTATTTCAACGCCATGACTCAGACCAACAAGGTGGCCCCGGCCAACAACCTGTTGGTGACCACCGTCAAACAAGAGCAGCGCGCCAGCCTCAAGCCCCACCTGGGCAACGTGGTGATGGTCATGCAGCTGGCCAACCTGCTGATGGAGGAATACGCGCCAGACGTTGAAGCCGTCGTAAAAAAGCCCTCGGACACGCTGAACGCCTGAGTGACAACAGCCTGGGCCAACTGGTGGCCCTGGCCCATCGTTGGCTTCCTGGTGCCGAGCCCACGCCCGAGGTGATGGGCACGGCCAAATGGCTGGAAGACGAGTATTGGAAACGCATGGAATTTGCCGTAGCCAACGGCATTGCCCTCGCCTTTAACGGATAAACACGTGGCAGACCTGAACGCCCGCCTGGCCTTTATCTTGAGCTTGACAGACAAGGTCACCGCGCCCCTGGGCAAAGTGAAAATGGGCTTTTCCGACCTTGCCGAACAGAGCGAAAAGAACATCAAAACGATGGGCTTGGGTCTGGGCGGCCTGGTCGGCTCTGTTGTCGCGATCAATGAATCCCTGGCGCCAGCGCTGGAAGTCAATCGCGCCCTGGGCGACGTCCGATCGCTCGGCGTTACCGAGGACGCGCTGACGGCCCTCAACGCCAAAGCCCTAGAGTTCTCCGTGAACTATGCGGAGAACGCCCAGGAGTTCGTCGCCTCGGCGTACAAGATCGATGGCGCCATTAAGGGCCTGGCCGGCAGCCAGCTGGCCACCTTTACCAACACCTCCAACCTACTGGCCAAGGCCACCAAGACCGACGCGGACACTATGGGCGAGTACGTCGGCACCCTCTACAACCTGCAGAAGTCACAAGCCGATGCCATGGGCAAAGGTGCATGGGTCGAGCGATTGGGCGGACAAACCGCGCTTGCTGTGCAGCTATTCCGCACCAGTGGCGCCGATATGAAGGACGCCTTCAAGGAGGCCGGCGCGATCGCTACCACTGCAGGCGTGGACCTGGCCGAACAGATGGCCGTGATTGGCACCCTGAGCAGCACCATGGAAGGCGGCGACGCCGGCGGGCGCTATAAGGCGTTCTTCGAGAACATCGGCGCGGCATCAGAAAAGCTGGGGATGAAGTTCACCGACGCCCAGGGAAAAATCCTCCCGATCATGTCGATCCTGGACAAGCTCCAGGGCAAGTTCGGCGACCTTACCAGCGCCTCGGCCGGGGCAAAGCTAATGGAGGCCTTCGGCGGTGAAGGCGCGCAGGTGATTGGTGCGCTCGCCAAGGACACCGGCCGGTTGCGCAACGGCATCGAGCAGTTGGGCAAAGTTCGCGGACTGGAGAACGCCGAACAGATGGCCCAGGCGATGGTAGACCCCTGGCAGCAATGGCTGTCGGTGCTGCAGGGGATCCGGATCGCCTTCGGCCAGGTGCTGATCCCGATCCTGGCGCCGTTCATGCAAAAAATGGTCGATATCGGCAAAACCATGATGCGCTGGATTCAACTGTTCCCGAACATCGCCCGAGTGATCGGCATCACCACGCTGACCATCCTGGGGATCATCGCCGCAATGTCGCTGCTGACTTTGACGGTGGGTATCGCCCGTATGACCTGGCTTGGCCTGGTCACCGTGTGGAAGGTGGTCCAGTTGCTCAATCTGCGCACCATCGCAGGCTTTCTCCTGCAGGTGGCCACCGTCGCGCTGTACGTCGTCGGCCTGACCTTGGCGGTCACTGCGCTGGGGCTGATCCGGGGCGCCATGCTGCTTTGGCAAGGGGCCATCTGGCTGGTAAACGCTGCACTGTTGGCCAACCCCGTCGTGTGGATCGTTATCGGCGTTATGGCGTTGATCGCGGCCGTGGTCGCCGCCGTGGTCTATTGGGATGAATGGACCGCTGCCCTACTCAATAGCGAGGCCTTCCAGTGGGTCAGCGACCAGCTGCAGGCGCTGTCGGACTGGTTCAACTCTATGGGCGGTTGGTCAGGCATGGCGAAAGCGGCCTGGGACGGAATCGTGGGGGTGTTCTACAAGGCCATTAACAGCCTGATCGAGATGATCAACACCATCCCCGGCGTGAACATAGAGGCGCGCCTCGGCGATATGCCGGAGATCCCCGGCGCCCAGCAGGCAATCACCGCTGCAGACACGGCCAGCGCCGCCCAGAAAGCTCAGCAGACGATCAGCGGAGCAATCCCAAGCCTTTCCCCAACGCGCCCGACAGCGGTGCCGCGTGGCGGCCTGTTGGCGAGCATCCAGAACAACACGAACAACCAGGACAAGGGGGCCAAGGTGGGCAATGTGAACATTTACACGGCCAAGCCTATGACACCGATGGAGATGGAAAACATGGTCGCAATGGCGGTAGGCGGATGAGCGTTTACGTGGATCTGCTTATCCAGGGCAACGACCTGGCCCTGGACCCGTCGCACCAGCCACTCCCGATCGAGGACCGCGCCTGTATCGCCCAGGACATCGCCCACATGATCCGCGACAGCGGCTTACTGGTCACCCTCGTGGCTGAACGCAACACCCTGCGACAGCGCGACTGTATCCAGCAACTGGAGCTACTGGTGGAGGCGGACGTGCGCCTGGTACCCGGTACCGCGCATATCACCCAGGTGGAGCCCGGCCAGTACCTGGTCACGGCCACAACCCTGGAATTTGGCAACATCGAGGTAACTCTGTGACTGACGTTGACTTTAAAAAAGCGATCGCCGACGCCGGCATACCCACCACCGAGGCGGGCCTAAAAGCCGCATGGGAAAAGGAAGTGGTCGCCCAGGGCGCAAAGGTGGCCAACACCAGCGCCTATTCCCCATTCTGGCGGGTAATGACCGCCCTGGTCACAAAGCCCGTTCTCTGGCTGCTCGACTTCCTATGTCTGACGGTGCTGCCGAACTTCTTTGTGAAAACGGCTGTGGACGCCTGGCTGGATACCCTGGCCTGGGCTGTGAACGTCGAGCGCAAGGGCGCGACCAAGGCCAAGGGAAAGCTGCTGTTCACCAGGGCCTCGGCCGACGGCCCGCTGGAGCTGGAAAAAGGGGTTACGGTGCAGTCCGCACCGATCAATGGCCACGTCTACCAGCTCAAGACCACCGCCGCCGCCACGTTCCTGGACGGCCAGCTGCAGCTGGAAATACCCGTGGAGGCCAAGGAGTCCGGCAGCGGCTACAACCTCGCCCCGGGCTACTACGCGATCTTGCCGGAGCCAATCCCCGGCATTGTCCAGGTAACGAACGCGGCCAACTGGCTGGCGTCACCTGGTGCTGATCAAGAACCGAACGACCAACTGCGGCTACGTGTGCGCAACCAGTTCTCGGCGGTCAACCAATGGCACACGGACGCCGTCTATCGCGCCATGATCTCGGCGTTCCCTGGTGTGCGGCCGGACGGCGTGTATTTCGAGCACGGCGCCCCGCGGGGGCCAGGTAGTGCGAATGCCTATGTGTTGTTCGATGCCGGCGTGCCGGCGGACAGCTACCTGCAGGAGATCAACGCACATATCCGCGACCTGGGAAATCACGGCCACGGCGACGACCTACTGGCGATGATCATGCCCGAGACTCCGGCCAGTATTCACCTGAGCCTTTGGCCACGGCCAAACATGACGGCAGACCAGGTGCAGCAGCTGGAGGCAGAGGTAACGCTGTTCGTGCGCGCGGCATTCCGCGAGAGCACGCCCAGGGACTACCAGCCGACGCTGACTTATCCACAATCGCGGTTCAGCTTCAGCCAGCTGGGAACCGAGCTACACGAGCAATTCCCGGGCATTGAATCCCTACGATTCACACCGGGCGACGACTTGATCAGCGGCCTGACTATCCCGCGCATCGCGGACCTGACAGTGGTGGTCAAATGATCAAGCTCAAGTTGCCGTTCTGGCTGTCCGGTACCGAACTTTCAAAGCTGACTGCAGCAGCACAGGCCTGGTGGGAAACAGTCACTGAATGGCTGCGCTGGCCTTACCTGCAGATCGACCCCGACACCTGCCATATGACCATTCTGGAGCTGTGGGCCTGGCAACGCGACGTAACGCGCTTCAACGGCGAGCCCGAGGCGCTGTTTCGGCTTCGCGTGAAATACGCCTTCATCAACTCGGTGGACGCCGGCAGCACCGCCGGGATGAAACGCATTTTCGAGCGCCTGGGCGTGGGCTACGTCGAAATCGATGAGCGCCACCCGGACCGGGATTGGGACGTGGTGTTGCTCAAGTTCAGCAATACACAGCTGTCGCTCAATCCCGAGCTACTGCGCGTGCTGATCCAGCAATACGGCCGGACGTGCCGCCGCTATGACTTCGTGACCATCACCCCCGTAGGCCTGCAAATGGCCCTGATCGACTTCAACGACGACCAGCAAACGCTGGTCGCCAGCCTGTAGGAGCGCACTGTGAGCGCAAATATTACCCTCGCCGGCGAAAGCCAGATCGCACTCAAGCAAAGCCAGAAAAAGCCGCTGATCATCAGCACGTTCATTTTCGCCAACGTGCCCGGGCTGGATCCTGTCGCGCCGATCGACCGCAGCGCTGGCAAGCCGCCGGCGGCGCAGATCGTCCACGTCTACAGCATCCCTGCGAAAAACGCCGGCTACGTGAACCCCAATCAGGTGGTGTACAGCGCCCAGCTGGGCTCTGACATAGGCGATTGGGATTTCAACTGGGTCGGCCTCGAGGACGAAGACGGAATTCTGTTCGCTGCGTCCTCAGTGCCGCTGCAGCAGAAGCGCAAGAACATCCCGCCGCTGCAGATCGGCAACAACGTGACCCGCAACTTTCTTGTGGCATTCGACGGCGCCCAGGAACTGACCAACGTCACGATCGACGCCGCAACCTGGCAGCATGATTTTACTGTGCGCCTGGCCGGCATCGATGAGCGCGAGCGCCATAGCAACCGGGACGTGTTTGGTAGAGCCTGCTTTTTCGGTAACGCGCTGCAGCTGCAGAAAGTGGACGGGGCGTACTCCCTCAGTCCTGGCCGCGCATATATCGAAGGTATCCGCCTGGAGCCCGCCAACGCACTACCAATCACCCCGCCGACGTTGCCGGCAGTGGTCTGGCTGGACGTAGCCCTAGAGCGACAACTCAATGACAAAGTAGCCACCTTTCAGGTGGTGTATGGACTGGAAAAGGCCGACTACGTCGATAGCGCCGGCACACAGCACTATTGCGTTGCAGTCGCTCGTATCAACAGCCCTGAGCTGATCGAGGATCTGCGCAACGTAGCACCCCGCTCAGTCCAGCCAATTACAGGCCCTTTGATTGAGTATTTCGCAGCCCGGGACGGGGACTACGCAAAACTACGCGCACGCGGCACCACGAAAGGCGACGTGGGGCTGAGCAACCTGCCCAACGCCAAGAGCGACGACCCAACGACCAACAGCAGCGAGATCCTGGCCACCACCGCCGCCCTGAACAAAGTGCAGCAGCAGGCCGCCGACTCGCTGACAGGGATGGTGGCCGCGTTCTCCATGAGCTGGCCGCCCACGGGTTGGTTGAAGTGCAACGGCGCAGCAGTTTCCCGCACAGCCTATGCGCGGCTCTTTGCATGGTTGGGGACGCATTACGGCCCCGGTGACGGCTCCACGACGTTCAACCTGCCCGATTTGCGAGGGGTTTTTGTACGGGGCTGGGACGACGGGCGCGGAATGGACCCCGACCATGGATTCGGCACGTTCCAAGAAATGATGTACCAATCTCACGCCCACGGCGCATCGGCAACAGCCGTCGGTGACCACGTGCACGGCGCATGGACAGACGCACAAGGGGAGCACCAGCACCCGGCATGGACCGATACCCAGGGCGCCCACCAGCACACAGCCCCGCGAGCCCAAAACAATAACGTGGGTGGAGGCAGCCCCAACTTCACGACAGCAAACCTGCAGAACGGCACCACCGCCCCGACAGACTGGGCTGGAGCCCACGCCCACAACATCGGTATGGGCTCTGCAGGATCCCACGGCCATAACGTAGGCATCGGCGGGGGCGGTAACCACACCCACGCCATCACCGTGGCCGCTGCTGGTGGGGCCGAAACACGACCGAGAAACGTCTCCCTTCTTTTCTGCATCAAGTATTGAGGCCTGCCATGTTGACGAAAACTGTCTACCAGACCGACCCCCGCGGCCTCTACGTTGGCCCCGTTGAAGCCGATCCGAACCCGCTTGAGCCTGGGGAACTTCTCATTCCGGGCGGGTGTGTAACCGTCCCCCCACCGGAGACTCCGGAACACAAAGTTGCGCACTGGACCGGCAAGAAATGGCAGTTGCTCGACTACTTCGAGAACGCGACGGTTTACAGCATCACTACCGGCGAGCCCCTAGTGCTGGACGGTATGCGGCCGATGCCCAGCGGCTACACCCTGAAACAACCGGGCCCGAACCAAATCTGGAAGGGCGGAAAGTGGGTGGATGACGAAGCGGCCATTCTCTCGGCGTTGTACCAGGAGAAGCTGGCGGCGATCGGGGCCGACTGCAGCAGCTACATTCAGGGCGGTTTTTCCTCCGATGCGCTGGGTTGGTCGTTCCGCTATGCCAGCGAACTGGAGGACCAATTGAACCTGACGGGGCTGATCCTGGCGCAGATCGATACGGAATATCCGTGCTACGACGAGCACCAGGTGAAAACCTTTCGCCTGCATACCGCCGCACAGCTGCAGGAGGTTGGCCAGGACCTGGCCAGGTTCCGCCAGGCTGCCTTGCAGCATGCCGAAGCGCTCAAGCAGGCGTTGGCCGCGGCCCTGGAGAGAAAAGACCTCAAGACCATGCAGGCCATCACCTGGGCGCCATCGGTATGACCTGGGCGCCGGTAACCATGCGTTGGCCAGCGCAGGCAGCCGCCTGGATGGGAGATCTGTCAGCAGCCAAGGATCTGGCCGGGCATGAGCTGGCCAGCACTGCGCAGCGCCTGGCGGGCCTGGACGGTTTGGTCAGCACCAACCCGGGGCCTGTCGGCAACGCCGCACAGGGTGCGATCGCCGCCGGCCGCGCCGCGTTGGCCGCCCAGCTTGGCGAAACACCCGCCTGCCTGGCCGTAACGCCGTTCCAGGGCAGCGTCGGTCAGGGCACGGGGCACAACCGTTTTCTGTCCGCGCCCAACTTGCTTGAGCATCTGGGTAAAAAACTGGAAGACGCCACGGACGGCGGACGCCCTAGCGGGCCGCAGTACGCCCTGGCGATCCTGTTCCTCAGTACCCGTCTGGACCACCTGGCCAACAGCCTGGCGCGCTTCAATGCGTTGTTGCCGGTACCGGACCTGGTGCGCACTGAACGCCGCGCCCGGCACCTGATCGCCCTGGAAACAGAAAAGTGGGAGATCCCCAGCGCCGGCCCGCTGCCTCGGTGGCAGTCCCTGCCGCTGGAGCGCTGCACAGTGGTCAAGGCCGCCAAGCAGTCTATGGCTGGCCAGATTGCTGTCCTGGAGAGCTACGCGGCCGACAGCTCGCCTATGGCCGATCTGGCTGCACTGGCTGGCCGCAAGGCCGCACAGCAGCAAGACCGCGATCAGCAATTGGCCGACCTGAAAGCGCAGCTCGCCGGCGGAAGCGCGGATATCAGCATGCGCGCCCGCCTGATTGGTCCAGGGAACACCGCCGAGTTGCGGCGCCAGCTGCTGCAGGGCGATGCCCCGGGGCATGAGTGGGTTCTGTGCGCCGGCCTGCTGCTGGTTGGGTCGGAGCAGGGATTGAGCTTTGTACGGGAGCTTGTAGGCCTATGACGCTGCTACTCGACGGGCACCTGGTACAGGGCAAGAACCTCAAGGTCACGGCAAACCTACGCATGGAAAGCGGGGATATGTCCGGGCAGACAAGCAACACCGAGAAAGCCCACAAGGGATTCAAGCCCAAGACCCTGGCCGTCACGCTGTTGATTCCGTTCGTGGATAAGGACCAGTTGCGCGATCTGATGCGCTTGGCAGAGGCAACCGCCAGCGGTGGCCAGCTGCACCCCTATCGCGTGGTCAACGACACGGCCGAGGCCTTCGGCGTGCGCCAGGTGGAGTTCACCGACGGCGTGAGCGCCCGAGAGGATGACACCCTGCGCCAGTGGCAAGTCCAGTTCACCCTGAGCGAACGCCAGTCGAACCCAGAAAAAGTCGAAGGGCGGCGCCCTGGGAATGCCGTCAACGCCCAGGCCGGCCCAGGCGGAACAGTCGGGGGGCAAGCAGGCGAGGACGCCACCAACGGCGCGGCCGAGCTGACCGGGTTTGAAAAGACCCTGAGCAAGCTGGACAGATGGCTGGGTGGAGGTGCGACCGAATGAAGCTGCATAAGGTGCTGGCCATCAACTCGGTGCCGGTCGTCATGGTCAAGGACGACGTGAGGTTGGACATGAAAAGCCCCGGCCGGGCGACCTTCACAATTCAGTCACCGGCGCCGGTCAAAGGCCTGGTAACGCTGGATATCGGCTACAACGAGGCGCCGCTACAGCGTCACTTCATCGGCTACGTTGAACGATGTTCCGCGGCCAACAGCATCGAGCAGGTGCTGTTCTGTCGCGAGCTCGCGGCCATCCTGGCCAACCCGCTACCCCTGAACTTGCGCCATGTTGACCTACGGGCAGTCCTGGGCGCGATCAGCGAACAGACGGGCCTGCGTTTCCGTGTTCCGGAACAACCTTATGCCAGCGTGAGAGCGCCGTTTTTCTACAGCCTGGCCGCCGGCTACCAGGCCATGGATAGCCTCGGCCGGGTGTTCAACATCCCCGACTTTATCTGGCAACAGCAGGGTAATGGAGAGGTGTTTGTGGGCAGTTGGGCCGATAGCTTTTTCGGTACCCGGCCGCCGCTGCAGCTGCCGACTGAACTGTTTGACGGCTACCAGGGCAACCAAAGTGCGATGGTCGCGGCCCTTCCTGGGCTTCGACCAGGTGCAACAATCAACCAGGGCGAGCGGGTCACCAGTGTGACCCTGTCCGATAACCAGATGGGCATTCGATGGAAGACGCAATCCGCCGCGCTGTAGAGCGACAGTTCCCGGAACTCACCGGCGGTTACCACCTGCCACGCTTCGGAAAGGTGGTTGCTGTACCCGATGCGCCCCAGGCCCCTGGCCTGTGCGATGACTTCCGGCCCCGCTTTAGCGTTGACGTCCAGGTACTGCTGCCCAACGGCGAACCAGATCCGGCCTTACCGATCCTGAACAGCCTGCCGCTGCCAGCCCCCATGGGCGGCCAAGAGGCCGGTATGTTCGGTTTCCCCGAGGAAAACACCACCGTCGTGGTCTGCTTCGGGTATGGCCAGCCTGATAAACCTTTCATCACTCAGGTTCTGCCGCATGGCCTGAGCTTGCCCCGGGTTCCGAAAGGCGATCAGGTCTGGCAGCACAGCGAGGCCTGCCAGCAGCGCGTCGATGCCGATGGCAACTGGTTGCGCCAAACCGATGGCAAGATCCAGGACAAGGCGATCGAGCGCGAGGTGGAGGCCCTGGACAACCGCGAGCAGTTCCAGAGCCACACCCAGACGATCGACGACCATTCGACCGAGTCAGTGGGTGGGGTGAAGAAGATCGAGGCCCTGGGCGCGCTCAAGCTGCTTTCAGGCGGGTCCGCAAGCCTGGCGGCCGTGGACGACCTGCACCAGGCCACCGGCCGCGACCTGAACCTGGTGGTGGGGCAGAAACATAACGCCACTGTCGGCGGTGATATGCAGGAGAAAATCCAGGGGCTGCGCCGGAGTGTGGCGGCCGTCAGCCAGCACCTGCAGGCGCCAAGAACCTGGATAGGGTCAGAAGGGGTTAACGTGCTGCAGGTGATATGCGATCTGCTCGACCTGGTGGCCGATATGAACAACCAGCTGGCAGCTCATACCCATGGGCCGACACCGCCACCGGGCAACGCCGCTGCATTCACTGCAGCGGCAGCCAAGGCCAACCTGCTGGGCGGAAAGATGAAGCCAATCACCCTTTAAAAGTTGAGTCTGAGCACCGTCCGCCAGAGGTTTTTAATCGGCGAGATCCGGTGCTTGTCCCAATTGCGCTGCCACCATTCATCCTCGTTTTTTACCTCGGCCTCGATATCGCTGCCGGTCATGGCCGCCGGATGTTGACGGAACAGCATCGGGAAGGCGCAGTGCTGTTTTATGCGCTTCTTGAAGATGATATCTACAGGTGTGCCGCTGTAGGGCGTGTTCGCCAGGATCTCGCAGCCCTCCCGGGACAGTATGTAGGCGTGCAGGGCCACGACACGGCCCCGAGCAATGAAGGGGAACCAGGTTAACCAGGTTCGTCCCATGCTGTAGCCCAGGTGCAGTGCTTCAAACTGCTGGGTACGGATGAATTTATTGATCCAGCGGATGGGGGTCGCTTTCAGCTCATACGGTGCAACGTCGTCTTCAAAGATCAACACCCGGTCAAGCCCGCGCTCGAGCGCAATCCGCGCCAGGTCCTGGTGCGACTCATAGCAGCCACGCACAGGGTCTGCGTGCCGCTCCACGACATGGAACACCACCGGGTTTCGGATCAGGCTTTGTACCGAGTCCCGGAACAGCTCTCGCCGGTCTGATCGCTCTTTCAACGAAATGCAGTAGACAGCATCCACGTCGAACATGATTTTCCCGCCCAAGCCTTTAATCCTTTCTGACACCAACCCACTCCCGCAAAACGACGAAAGGCGCGGACTAGAGCCGCGCCTGTGGCGGCAATTATGTCAAAACGATGGCGGGGGGACTGTACTGAACTTGTTACGATTGAATTCCAACGGTACGCATCATAAATGTTGCACATGCATCATAAATGATGCACAATGGCTTCACCGAAACGGCGAGGGATGCAGATGAAGTACAGCGAGTTTCGGCGATGGTTGAAAGCCCAAGGCGCGGAGTTCCAACCCGGCAAGGGCAGTCACTTCAAGGTCACCTTGAATGGCAAGTCAACCGTGTTTCCAGACCACGGAGCCAAGGAAATGGGCGAAGGGTTAAGGAAGTCGATAATCAAACAGCTGGGCCTCAAGGATTGAGGCCCAGCTGTACCCCTCGTCAGTAAGTCAGCCGTTGGGCGTTTCCGGCAGTAGAGGAAGAGGAGTCACGTTATGTTTGAGTATGCGTTAGAGGTTCACGATGAACCGGGCAGCGTTTGGCTGTCATGTGCAGAAATCCCAGAGATGCACGCCGCCGGCGACACTCTCGGGGAAGCCCTGGACGGTGCCCTTGATTCGATTGAGACGGCATTGTCCATCTACGTCGATGAGCGCCGGGCCATTCCCGCCGGTGAACCAGGTGCGAAAGCGGGCCATATCGTTCTCCGTCTGCCTGCACTGACTGCGGCGAAGATTGCGCTGTGGAATACGCTCCTGGAGTCTGGAATGAGCAAAGCCGAGTTGGCACGCCGCCTGGACGTACAGCGGCCCCAAGTGGATCGCTTGGTCGATTTTCTACACCACTCCAAGATTGAGAACGTCGAGCGCGCCCTGCAGGAACTCGGTCGGCGGATCTCTATCACCGTCGAAGCTGCATAAGCACCAGGTCAGCAACGACCAGGCCCCCACTGCTCTATCGGGTAGTGGGGGCTTTTTCATGCATGCAGCCACCGCCCTGGGAAAATCCGGGCGCAGAGAAAAAAACCTGCCGAAAAAACACTTATCCCCCTCCCGCCGACGGGCTCTGCGTCCTTTTTTTGTGCAAACCGGCTGGGTGGTGCAAACCAGGCACCAGCCCAGGCCCGCTGCGGGGTCTGTGGGGCGTTCGGCACTTGCACGGTGTGCAAGGTTTTGCAGAGAAATGTTATGAGCTTGCACGGCGTGCTGTGGCGCCCAGGGCCAGGTGGCAATTCTGGAAGCCCCGGCCCGCCTGGGCGAAAAGCTGAAAAACCGCAGAAGACCGCAGTTTTCAAAATCGGAACGGCTCCGAAAGTTGTTGACCTGGTCGGATCCGGCCAGCGCCCGACGATGGGCCGAAAGCCAGGCGGGCTGTGGCCTGTAGCCCAATCATTGAGCCGGCGAGGATTGCACAGCGCGTCACCGGGCCGCAGATCCATTATTCTGTTGAAAACAGAGTGAGGGCTACGCATGGGCACACCAAAGAGCGCGCAGAGCAAAGCTGACCTGGGCGGACTGTTCAAGGTGGCGCAGTATTCGAACGAGGCCGGCGGGTACAGGGTCTATCGCGACGTTGCATCGCACCAACGGGAAAGCGCGATCAGCACCCACTGCGAGGCCATTTTTATGTTTAAGGGCAGCGCTCTGCACTACGCCGCATGGCGTAATCAGCAGGCGCGAGACAACGAAACGGACGAGCAATTCTGGCTGGAAGATTGACCTCCACCGCGGCGATGAACGTCCACAAAACGTCCACACCTACCAAGGATATCGGCCGGATACGTCCCAAATATCCCTTTGAAAATGGGCTATCCAAGCAACACCCCGTGTTTACTGGGTCAGCATTTGGACTTGTAATCAGTAGGTCCCGGGTTCGACTCCTGGTGCCGGCACCATATAGAACAACGACTTAGGCTCACCTTGCGGTGGGCCTTTTTCGTTTTAGGCTCCCGCAAGCAGAAATTTTCCCCGTTCGTTCCCCGTTTCTTTAAAAGGCTGGTGATTCCATTTCATCAGTCATGCGCGCAAGAAGCCATTCCAAACCAACCTACACCACGCGCCAGGACTACCCCGGATCAGGGTAGTAGTCATTCATGGGCAAAGCCGCAAACTGATCGCAAAGGGTGTTCACCGACACGCAGCTGGCTCAATATGGCCGTTTCGATTTGATCAGGGATTAGCGCCGTGCTCGATAAAATTTCAGGGATGGTCAATGCGGCGTTGTTATGTGTGGTGATTGTTCTAGAGCTGACCATCATCTTTTTAGGCAAGGGCTGGAAAGACGGACTTGAGGCCTTGGACCATATGGGCTCATTTCTTGGGGGCGCGGCCGGCCTTACTGCTGCCGGGGTAGCGGTGTTCGGATTCGACGTTTGGAAGCGCCAGATCAGCCATGGAAAATACCTAAACCTGATTTGGGAGGCGATGGTCGCTAGCCAACGCCTTAAATCCCATTTGGCGATAGCTGGCACGAACTTGTTCTTCCGGTTTGCTCACAACCACAATGAGCACTTCGTCAAAACAGTGTCAGCCGATCGCGAGGTCACCGAGACACTGATCGCCTCTTTGAAAGATTCCTGCTCAGCCATCGACGTGTTGGCGGCTCGTAACGGTGTGGAGCTTTCAAACATTTGTGGCTTCTTAGAGTCGCGGCTGATGGCGCTTTACGGATTCACGGACAAGGAGAGCGATGTAGATGCACCAGAAGATCCCACCGCTTGGGCTATTGCGTTCAGCGAGCTTCACGCCTTTGTCGATCAAGAGGCTAATTTGCTCAGTGACAAACTGAAAAAACTCGAGCAGAAATTCGGCTGATCTGAACAGAGTCGGACCTGGCTTCCCATTTCGCTAGGTCAGGTGTTGTTAGCTACTGATATTCCCGCGTCCATCTATAAGCGCATTTCCCTGATGGCCCGCCTTGGCTCAGTTCCCCGCGAAAGAGCGCGCCGGGCGTCCTTGGTGAGCTGGTCGAGGGCCTGCTCTTCAAAGGCTACCGCCATTGCGCTGGCCTTCCTGATGATAAGCAGCGCCAGCTCGGGCGGGAATTTGACCGGCTCCGGCTCGGGTAGGTAGTCGCAGTCGATAACGGACATGGTGCGGCCCTCGATGTGGTAGTACTCAGGTCGGCGAGCTGGGCACCTGATTATCTGATAACTGCCCAGTACCCGGGTAGTTCACAGCAGGCCGATCGGCCACCTGCTGGACCTGCGCCACCTGCACATTTTCGTTGCTCCTGCGCTTTCTTGTCAGACCTGCGGGCCCATCCTGATAGCCGGCCTCCACCCCTCTGGCTGTGCGGCCTCAAAGGTATCCGGGCCCCTTCATGGCCTGGCAGACCCACCATGGACTGGCGCACGTTCGCCGCCTGGGTCAGGTCGCCCTGGGGCTGCCCATGCTCCGCTGCCAGGCTGACGTAGTTCTCGCGGATGGCGGCGCACGTACTTACCTAGCTCTGTACCGCGTCGAAAGCCAGTCCACCGTGTCGGTTTCTACACGGCGTGGCGTTTTCCACACACTGGCACTCGTCGAGTCGATCGATATTGGTAGTCTCGCCGAGGTTGGCCAACCCCAAGCAATGCCCTCAGCTCTGAGGGAATCTCCGTCTTGGAGACACCGCTGCCGCAATGGCGTGGTGATCTTCACCATCCCTTTGCCGTGCTGGCGGCCCTGGTTCCCGCTCCCACGGTGCGCCCACCGACCGAAGCTGGGTCACTTTGGTCGCTCCCTCGGCACGCCCGGCATGTCAGGTTTTGTCAGGTTCTGAACCGCCCGGTTTTCCCTTGACGATCATGCGCGAAAATTTTTGACGGCCTCCGCTCCCACAGGCTCGCCAGATTCGGCGCCAGCCCTTGTACAGCAAGGTCTACAGCCGATCCCAGTCAAGAGCCAGCGGCCAAATCCGTCAAGACCTGTCAAAAGTTTCGTCAAGGCCCCGTCAAGGGTGGCCAAGGATTATGGCCTCGTTTGCCTGGGGCGGCCGCGGGCCATTGGTCCCGCAAGTGACCGTTGCGGCCCTCCCGGTTTCTGGACGTGGTGGCTATCCGGTTTGCTGCCCGACCTGCTTCCGTCCGCGCTGGGTGTGGCTCCCAGCTGGAGTAGTTCAAGCTGCCATCGCGGCGACCGTCCAGAGCCTGTCCAGAACTCGTCTGGGGTCTGTCGGGGGTATGAGACGACCAAGCCTGCTTGTTTGACGGCACCCCTGCATGGATAAAGCATCAGACGCCGACCAGGCGCAGGGTTTGTCTCATGCCTGTCTTACATTCCGTCAAAGTGTGGTCAAAGTGATTATGTGCTTAGTTGCTCGATGGGATCTGAGAGAATAGATCCGCGATATCTTTCCGCGCTTGTTTCACGTCAGAGCGCTTCCTGTTAACTATTTGGAATACATCAACGTGTAACGGATTGTCCGCCAAGGCTGTGTCATAGACGGCCATCATCCGCTGATTTTGCGCGACCAATTCCCTAATCCTTTCGCATTGAGCGGAGACAACACCAACATATGACCTTGGGCTGTCGGAGTCGGGATTTGCTGCATTCCATCCATCGACCAATGCCTTGCCGCGAGCATGGATATCTGCTGGCACCTCAGAGGTAGGAGATCTTTCGCAAGATAAGCCTTTGTCTTTGCAGTCACTAAACAGCGCCGCTTTCACTTTCTCTCCATTCATGTGTATCGGTGAGAAGACGTAGCGATGGAGATATTCAGTAGACTGAACTAATCCAGAAGAGTAACGGCTTACAGACTCAGTTTCGCAATAAGCATCAGGAAAGGCAGTATCGATAACGGTTGCCCGCATCGATACTGCTTCTCGCTCATTAGATAGCGTTTCAAAAAAAGCCTTGCACGACATACCAGATTCAAACCCGCTTAATGTGGGTTAGGAAACTGTCGTCCATGCTGCGGCCATTTAATGGTAAATCATCGCTAGCAAATTTTTCATCACCAGCATTGAATATATAGTGATAGGTCGCGTCACCTGGGAAGGATGCTTCCAGATAGCGGCCATTGTCTTCCCAAAAAAGCGAAATTTCCCCATCTCCTGCAAGCATTGGGATTGGAGCCGGAAATCGTACCGGGAGCGAATGCAGGAACTCCAAGGCATCAATCATTGATTCGTAGGTGGCTGGCTCGCCACCGTAGCCGTCCCAATTCGCTTCGAGATTTCGATACATATTAAGCGTCGCGAAGAGTCTGCTCATATTTAACTCCCTACTATAAACATGCGTAGGAGGGAGCGTCTGAGCTGTTCCCACGCTAAAAGTATAGGAGCCAAAAGTAGGCGGCACGCTACCGCTAGATGTAGTCCTTCTGATGAATGCAGGAGGCGCTTCCATTAGTGTCGTCTGTAAATCCATAGCCGCGGCCATGATCGCTCCTTAGACTGATTGTCTGCTGTTAAAAGAAATCGTTTCTTTTACTTGGTCCGTCAACAGATCACCTACTACAGCTTTGTTCTCATCATGCAAGTACTGAAATACTTCATCAGTGAGGGGATTGAAATCTCCCTCGCTGTTCGCAAGCACAAAAGTATCAAGAAGTTGGTATTTGTGCATTGTTAGTATATGCACATCAAACACCGAGGCTTGCTCGGTAACATTGATATTCACATTAGTTAAAATTTTTCCAGCAAGGGAAAACCCAGGCTCGCTAAAGTAGCCATGATGTGAATGAAACGAATCTGTAAGGCTGTCAATGTTACATGGTAGATATCGAGTTTGAGTATTAAACAGTTCCGTTAGGGGTTGATTCTCGCCCCGGGGGAAATTTACTTTGAATGCGTCGGTATATTGAAGTGCCATTGCTGAAACTTCAAAGCCTTTCAGGAATGGCGCAAGAATTGTCAGGTAGTTCTTTACTTCAGCCCAAACGTCATTCCATCTTTCATATTCACCACAAACGATGAAAAGCGCATTGGACTGAATATTGACAGCTAATGCAGGCTCGCCATTTGGCTTAACTCGGTCGAACGAAATTCCGCCTATTACTCCCTGTGGAGCAAAGGGTGGGGGGGAGAAAAAATTCTGGTCAGGGGCAAAATTAACGAGCACTTGTTGCTGCTCGGTCACCCTGGGCAGATTTGCCTTCAAGCGTTCATGCAGCGCCCCACCAGCCCTCAGGGCGATGAACGCGTGTGGAGCGAGCGGTACGGCGAATTCGAATATAAAAAGCACGTTACTTATAGCGTGCCGATCGCCGAATGGCTTGATGTTAGCGGCCATGGAACCTCAAAGAGCAAGTTCATAACTTGGATGGACGTGCTGAAAATACTAGCAGGTGCCATCGGATCTCGTCTCGTAGACTCTAGCGCTAAAAAGACGAGTCGTGTTGGGGGCGCGAGTCTAGCATAAGGCCCGTTTTCGACGAATTGTTATGGCGGAGACATTCGTTATTAAGCGAGAGATTCAAATTCAGGAAGATCTATCAGATTGATAAATATAGATATTTCCATTCCGCTTGGTGAGTCTCGCTAAGCCTTTCAAGTGGACTTTCTTTGCGTGAACTCGAATTTGCGCTAAAAACCATTCGCTTAGCCAGTGAAATCTCCTGTTTTTTTGTCGGAACCATAGTGAAAATATGAGGTGGCTGCAGTAGGTTTTGATAGCACGCACGCGGCAGATGAAGATTTGGTTCGCGCGCAATGGTGGTTGCGAACCGGACATGCGAACCACCGGTGCGAACTTGCCCGGCACGCCCCCCCTGAATGCGTACCTGCGGCGCTACCTGGGCGCGTACGATGATGACTGAGCAAAATCGCTGTAGAGTCAGCCCTCAATACCCCTGGCATACACTCCGGTCAGGTGTGAACTCTCCCGCATAATGCTTCTGAGCACACACCGCTACATCTACGTCGTAGGGAAGCGACAAGTGCACGACCTCTCCATAGGCTACCTCGATCGTTTTCGAGATCGCTTCGTGGCCCTGCAATGCCTGCACATCAGGCGGAATTTCTTGCTTGAATTGATGGCCATTGTCGTTGAATGAGTAACTACGCCCCACCTGGTAAGTCAGGTTAAGGGAAACCGTTGCTCCGGTTGCGCTCGAGGAAACGACTTGTGCAGTGCCGTCGACAACCCCAATGCCCAGCGCACAGGCTGTTTTCGATTGGTTGCAAACACGAAGATCCATAGGCGGATAGCTGAGCTGTGTGGGTTCTCTGGACGACTCATTAACATCCTGCCGGCCCCCGACCCCATGGGAGTGTTGACCAAACAAGTCAGGGCCATAGACAGACACGGTAACAACAGCCGAATCTCTAGGACCAGATTTTCCAACTGTGCAACCAGCGATAACTGCGAAGGCAAAGACAGCGGTACAGCGAAAAGCCATCTGCATCAAGCATGCTCCTTTAGATTGACTGAAAGCGCCGAACTTCGGCGCTGGGAACCAACATATCGGGGATGCACACAGAATGCATTCCAACTCAATGCAGTTTGAGCGCAAAGCAATCGGCGCTTGGCCAGACTGAACGTCGCTATCTCGCGAAAACCTAACATTGGAACGGCTTATGCGGCGGATTGCATAGGGCATAAATTAGGGCTGGGGTTGCCAGGAAGTCACTGCAATGCCGCGGAAACCACAGTGGAAACCAACGTCTGGAATTCATAACCTTTTATAGCAGCCGTGCGGCTTGGTCAGGGCGTTGGCTATTGCAAGCTATTGGGGCGAGCCTGTCCTACATGCATTTTTGATGCTCTTAACTGCGGTGTTTATTGGGGGGGGGCGTGAGAAGTTCGCGCTTCCGCGACACGTCAGAGAATACACTCGACGCACCGCGTGGCTGCGTTCGCAATGTGTATTCTCTGACTGTCGCATATCGCCGGCATGCGAGCTAAGCAGCCCTTATGGTATTTGCGCCCGGACACCTAACCAAGGTTCACTCCACGGTTGCAGGCTCTGCCAGAAGAGAAACGGTCCAGTGGCCGCCTGGCTCTTTATGCAAATCCAACGAGTCATGCGTCTTCATCATTTCTAGTAACCCAGAAAAACCGTATTTTGCGGGGGAGAAACTAGGATCACGTCGCTTGAGATAAAAACCTAGAGCACTGACAGTGACCTTGCCTTCCGGAGCGTCTCCAGCTAGGAGTGAAACCGCATCTACTACGAATACAGTCGATTCCTCAGTTTTCTGAACGTCCAGTTGGGCTGCGGCTGCTCCTATTTCAATTTGGCCTGTACTGTTCTCATCTACGCCGTCTTTACGCCATTCGAAAAATTGGTCGCTTGCGTTTCTTAGAGCGGGAGGGGTTTTGCTCTCGCCCACAATACAGACAGCGGCACCTCGTTCTCGGAGTTTTCGGCAAAGATATGCGAAATCGGAATCACTGGTGACTAAGCAGAACAAATCGGCGCGATTGTCAAAAAGCGCCTCCTGAGCATCCAGCGCCAGAGCGATATCAGACGTGTTTTTACCAGTTGCGTACTGGTACTGAAGGCAGGGTGTGAATGCGAGCCGTACTAGCGCTTCCTGCCATTTGTTCGCGAGAGTTCCATGGTTTCCATATCCCCGCCTCAGGACTATGCGTCCGAACTGGGCCGCCACCTTTAAAGCATGCTCCAGCACCTCTGGAGATACGTTGTCACAATCAACGAGCACAGCTACTCGAGATTCCCCGTGGTTTTGGATAGAAACCATTGAATCCTCCTTGAATGAATGCGGTCTGCGGTTGGGTAATTCAGTCCAGTAGAACATAGCACTGTGCCACATGTTGAAACTAGGCCGCACACGAAGACTTGCATCATGGACGATATGGGTTCGCACCAGTTCGCGTTGTAGGGTGCGAACCAGAAGTGCGAACTTGGTGCTGGTACGCATCGGCGGGCGCGTACAGATGGTGCGTACCTGGCTGCGTACTTTGTAAATGCCAACCGTTATGGCCGCTAATCAAACTAACAACTGGATATTTCGGCGCTTCTCTTTCGGCACTGGCTTTCGCCGCTCTAGGCGCGTGGATTCTTCGAAGGGCGGCCAGTGGCCTTCTAGCCAGGCGTCATATCGCTTCAAGCTGTACATGATTCGCCCGTCGACCTCTCTCCATATGTCTGTGGGAATCGCCCCTCTTGATCGCCGCCCCTGTAGAGCTCTTGAAGTGGCACCTATCAGCTCTGCCATTAATGCCTCGGAGACTTTGTCCCAGTTGGCCGTTATTTCGGCAAGGCTGGGCACCGGCTCGATCGGGAGTTCTTGAGATGGCTGCGTTGGTTCAAGTTTGTTCAGAAGCGTTTGTCGGGCAACCTTAGGCCGACCATCGCCGCCAAGGATGAATAGAATCCCATTAGCTCGAAGCCAGCGAGCCTGAATTGCAGGACCTGGATGTCCGGTCAGCTCTGCGACGTCTTGCTGACTGATGAACATCGATTCCGATGGGTTGGCCATGTGGATTTGACCTCAGAGGCTTTCAGTTTGCGACAGCGTAGTCCTTGCATGTGCCAGTGTGCTTGTCACGCATTCAAGGTGCGTGAAGATGCTGCGTGAAACCTTTCTGGGGGGCTCGGGCATTGACCTGGCGCTAGAGGGACGTGCGCGAAAGTCTGCGCGAAAATATGCCGGCCGGAGCTTGGCGCCAGCCTTCTACGGAGTGCTTCGTAAATGGGGCTGGTCACGCATCAATGTACTCAATCCTAATGATGACCTCGCTGGGAATTACTCGGCCTGAGATGGGGCGGATTGAAACTTCGCGTTCTGCAGGATACTTCGGCTGTTGAGACTCAGTAGCTATCACGCCGTGCTGTTCGAACAGTGTGTCGTCGATCCAATAGACGACTCCTGGGATGCTATTGCCGTCTCTATCATGGGTAGCGAAATACTCTGCTGTCTTCTTATCTCGAGTGGTTGAGATGAACGCAGAGCCCCATGTTCCCGTCTCGATCTGTTGAGCATTCACCGCGTTTCCCTCGGAGTTCCCATACGTGAAGGTTCCGTCATGGCGGGCGTTGCCATCATGTAAGGGGGTAACTTCCCCATGATCACCGTTCACCTTGATCGTGCCCGCTGATTCGGTATGGATTGCGAGTGAAACTCCTCTGTAGAGCATGCTTTTACCTACTCAGGTTGAATGGGGGGGATCAGGTGAGGAATGTGCGGCAGGATGGATACCGGCTTGCCTAATCAACGCTTGTGGCTTGTCAAAGCTTTGTCGTACAGGCCAGTGAACCTGTCAGAATCTGATATTGAAAATGCTACGGAAGTAGCAGTTTGAGGCGTGCGTGCGAGCTCTTGCCAATCCGTGGACCTGTTAACAATTCGCCTGGCGACTCCGTGACAGAGACCTCTTTAACGTATGAGCCTACGTTGAGTGGATTGCTATGACTCATCTACAGGCTTCGTATCGATTACGATCACGTTTGTGGATTTTTGAAGCAGCTTTTGAACTTCAGAAGCCGAATAGCCTTTTGCATGGATCGAGTCACCCGTCTCTGTATGAATGATTATTTCTCGGCTTTTTCTTGCCTCAATCCACGCAACCGCAACCCTCGCTATAGCGTTCCAAGGCATAGCGTCGGACAGGGCCGTGATTGCTTCAACAAAGCCCGAGCCTTGAGGATTGGTTGAGAACATATGGATGGGGCCATGAGGAATTTGGGCCTCATCTAACGCAGCCAAGAATGACCCAGCGCTATGTTTGAAGAGTGTTAATCGGACCAATGAATATGTCTGTGTGCTCATTCTGTTCTCGTTGGTAGGCTTGAAAGCGGTAGCTGCGTCAGCTGTTAGTAAATGTTAGTGACTAAAGCTGGCGCTGGCGGGCGATCCATTAATAATTGTCTTGGATAGGTGAGGGTTACGCGGGGTAAGTGGCATACACCTTTGTGGCGACGAAACAGAAAAACGAAAGCAGCATTGTGCGGTTTCGTAGCAAATACATTGTCTTGGTCCGATCGGCTACCTTATCAACTGCCTCTCGAGCCATGTGACGCATTGAGATGTCGTTTAACTGGCCCATCTCAATCATGTGCAGATAGCTTGAGTTGGCATTCATAGTTGAGATCGTCGCCTCAATCCGAAGGAATCCGAATACGGCACTCAAAGCCATCAAGAATAGGGTTGCTAAGTACATGGTGGAAACGTTCATGCCGATTTGTCCAAAAGGCATGGTCTGCGCAAGGTAGGCACAAGCAGCCATCGAGGCGCCGAGGACAAATCGATCAAAGTTCGCAGATTCAGTGCTCGCGCTTTGGTGGAGCTTTACGCTCCTTTCATCCGCACTCATTTTCAGCTTCCCTGATTGGTTAGCACGTTTATTGGCGCATCATGGCTTGATACAGACCATATGGTCTGCCTCACCTCAGAGTGCGGTAGGCGAGAGGTCCATACTCATGCTTGTGTCGATCGAGATCCGATACTTCTTGGTGCCGCCCGGCTCCATGACAAGGGATCGCTCTTTCAGCCCACCTCCACACATTGAGGTGGAGTTCACTCCGATGATTCTTTCGCCGGCAGGAATCAAGAATCTAGCAGTTTCGCCACTTCCTACCTCGGCAGACTTCTTGCCATCGATGTAAAACAGAGTGTTACAGGCAGCGCCCGTAAACCCTGTATCGCGAGTTACGATCAACGTTCCGAACTGCCCAGATGGCTTGCTTTGATACGCTGAAAGTCTTTCTGCTGGCACTGGGTCAGCCAGGCCGGAAGAAATTGGGGAGGTAGAGCAACCGGCAAGGAATATTGATGAAAGCGCTAGCAGTCCGATTAATCGCATAGTCCTATTTCCATTTATGACTCAAAGAAGCGTGGAAGCTACCACGCTCCCAAGTGAGTTTTAAGCGTTAGGTGATCGACATTACGCTTTGTCTTCGGCGTAGATCGATGCAGAAATGATCATCCCGCCCCACCGGCGCTCACCGATGCAGATAGGGACAGGGTTGCCGCTGGCGGTGGTGTTTCGGGCTGATCCAAATGCGTAACTCGGCAAATTTTCTGGAGCGCCGCTTTGCGATAAACCACCCTTTTGGGAGCTGAGCATCTGGATGACGCCGCCGGCGGCTGAGGCAACCCCTGACATGATTAAAGCCGGGTTGCTGGAAACGGCGCCTGCGACAATCATCACGACTCCGAGAATGGTCTGCAAAATACCGGCGTGCTTGCCCCCACTGATCACCGGGACGATTTTCAGCGTTCTGATTCCGCCCAGATCGAAATCCTTCTCGCCGACGTTCTTGCCGTTGCGGATAATGGCGAACCTCATGCCCAGCCGTTGAAGGCGGGCGACTTCCTCAGTGAATCCTTCGACCGTTGCCCTCAATGCCCTGAACACTTCCCAGGTGCTACCGGTTTCGAGCAGATAATCCTTCTGCCGGAAAAACTTTCTTCCCAGGATGCTGCTGAGCTGAATCGTTGTTCGCGGACTGTAGTGCGCTGCTGTTGCGGCCATTTTCGTTCTCCTATGGATTGGTGGCCGGGGCTTTGGTGCCCAGGCGAATGGCGAGCAGGGATCGCGACATGCGTGCCTGGTCAAACGTCACTTGCTCGCGTTGAGGGTCGTAGTTCCAGATCCGGTCATAGATCGCCTTGTATGCCCTTGCACCCCGGAACGTTCCTCGCAGTAGATCGGCCGAAATTCGGGCCTCCTCTTCGGTGAAAAAAGGCCCGTCGATGGCCACCTTCTGGCCATCGCGGACGTGCTGAACGTCCCAAACCAAATAGCCGGAATCCGGGCCCTGTTTCAGAGGGTACGATTCAAAACGATTGGTCTTGCACGCCTCCTCGAAGCGCTCTTGATGAGTAGGCGGTCGGCTCGCCGTGTTGCTGTCCTGTTCCGTCATGTATACCTCTGGTGCGCCGCTGGCGCTGGTCATGGGCTGATGCCCGGTGGTGTTGCTCTGTGTGTCGCGACACGTTTTGCGAGTGACCAAAACGTGTCGCGTACCGAAAGGGTTATTTGTCGACAAGGCGCAGGTCTGGCGGCAGCTTCGGGCCGAACGGCGCCCCTGGTGCGAACGGATCAGGTAGTAGGTGTTTCGGGTATTCCCTGATGAAGTTCGCCATCGCGAGCTGGCAGGCGTTGAACAATGGCGCGTCGTTCCAGTCCTGCCCGCGGCGAGCGGCGCTTTCCTCGAGTGCATAGGCGAACACCAGATCGGCCAGGCTGGCCAAGCCATCCTTACGTGCCGTCTCCCGCTCCACGGTATTGATTGCCAGCAGGTCGCACAGCCGATCGAATCCAAGCCCTTCGGCCAGGCGCTCGGTGTCCAGCACCAGAGAGCGGCCGAAGCCGGCGAGCACCATGCGCAGGTCCTGCCACTCCACGCTGCGGTGGTCGGCGGCTGCCTGCTCAATCTCGGCGATGGCGCTGGCGGTGAATGGCAGGTACTGGCGCAGTTTGCTGGCCTTGCGGCGCATGGCCCGGCGCTCGATGCGGATCGAATCAAGCCGCTCTCCGAAGATGCGGCAGATCCGCCGAGTGGTGATCAAGCTGGTGCTCATGCTGGCGCCCGGCTTTTTGGCAATGTCCACCAGGGCGATAACGAGACTGGTGCTCATGGGCGAGCCTCCATAGGTGTGTTGTCGTAGCTGGCGCGCAGATGGGTGCCAGTCGTGCAATGGCGGCCGGTGGGCGCGTAGCAGCCCAGACAAGCCATGATGTGGTTGAGGTATTGGTCACGGGCTTGTCGCCACTCAGGTGTGGCGGTGGCGGCACTCGCGTGAGGGCCGGTGACGAATTGAGGAGAGCGCTCGACGGGGTTGGCCAGTGCCAGGCGCGGGTGCGGCTGAGGTCGACTATCCACTTTTGGCGAGTCGCTACCGGTAATGGCTGGCGGCATGTGATCGAGCAGGCCGGAAAGGAGGCTCATACCGTCACCTCGTCCCGATTGCTCCACTGCCCAAATGTGTCTGTAGAAAAAAAACGGGGGAACGGGGGAACAGCGGGAACACCCAATGTTTCTGGGGCTTTCAGAGGGGGATTCTGTTCCCCACGTTTTTTTGTGGGGAGCAGTGATAACCAAATGCTCAGAAACGTGGAGACACTTATATTCAAAAACATGTTTGTGTTCCCCCTGTTCCCCATACATTCAATAAGGGGGAACGGCTACAGGCCACGGTTTTATTGGCTGTTCCCCCGTTCCCCCTGTTCCCCACGTTTATAGGTTCCTGTGAACTTGGGCATTTGCTTCTGGTGTTGGCGGAGGTCATGCGGTACCGCCTTCGCTGTCCAGGGCTTCCGGATCGATGACATACAGGCGCGCCGAGCCGCCGGCGGGTATGCGGTACTTTTTGGTTTTGCGGCTTTCGCGGTCGGTGTCGCGTTTGGCCAGGGCTCCACCTATCTCTAGCGCCTTGATCACACGGGTGAGGCCGAACCCGTGGGCGGCCTCGATGAGCGCGGACTTGTTGAACAGGAACAGTCGTTTGTTGGCGACCACCTCCCAGTACCCGGCGCGGTTGAACACCTTGACGTCTGCCTCCGGGGCGTCCACGTCCGAGAAGCGGCTGCTACCGTGCTTGTCGATAAAGTCGATGATGCCGGCCAGGATCTGACGGTCTTCTGCGTTGCCACCGCCGACACGGGAGAGCCATTCCCCGTAGAGCAAACGACAGTCGGCGAGGGCGGTGCCGGGCTCCCAGGGCAGCAGGCCATAGGCGATGGCCATTTCCCCCGCCAGTGCGATCACGGCGAACCGGTCAGCCACGCGGCCGGCCTGGGCGTTGTCCTCGACGAACTGGGCGCGGATGCCATCAAAGTCACTGAGCAGCCCAGGTTTGTCGTCGGTTGCGATCAGGCGCTCCACGAACGCCGGCCCAAGGTGGCCGTGGTGGGCGCCCACCGCGACGGTGAGCTGCCGGTGGAAGTCCGCGCCCTCAAGGCCGTGCAACTCATCAAAGGCTCGATGCGTGCGGGTGCCGGCATTCACGTCGACCATGCGCAGCTCGGCGCCAGCATGGGCAGCATTGCCGGATATGGCGGCGTGCTCTGAGAGGGAGCGCTCGCCGCTAGAGAGCGTCAGCAGGCGCCAACTCAACTTGGCGCGCCCCTCACGCTCTCGGGTCATGGTGCCTTTGCCCTGGCCGTTGGCGAGGGAGTAGGCCATTTCCTGGACGCGCTTGGGGTCAGCGCGCTTGATCTCGTCCAGGGGCAAGATGGTGTCGTTACGGCTCGACGCCTCGATCTCCAGGCCGCCCTTGGTCATGTCCCAACTGGCGGCGAATACGCCCGGGTCACCCCATACCGACGAGCCGATCAACTGTGCCAGCGACTTGCCGCTCGAGCTGTCGCCCACCAGGTGAACACCACCGCCCAACACGCCGACCAGGCTTAGCAGCGGCCCGGCCAGCGAACAGCCGATCGCCAGCGTCAGTACTGGGTTGCCGGCGCACTTCGCGGCCACTTCCGTTTGCCATAGCGCCAACTCGCCGCGGCGACTGAAAAGAACCTGAGCTTTGTTGCTGGCCTGGTACCGCACCTTTTCGCTGCCGATCGTGCGCCCAGGTAATACGAACGCCCCCGACTCGTGCCAACCCGGCCGGCTGGTGGTGGCAAACACCTCGGCGGGGCGCTGGTCGAGCAGGTACTCCATGAACGTGCCACGTTTCTTGAGGGCGATAATGACGCCCATGCCGAACAGTGCGCGCCGGGCGTCCTCACCGCTGCCGCCGAACACCTCCATGGCGATGATCCATTCCTTGATCCCGCTGTCGGTCACCAGGCGCAGCAGCCGGCCCTCGCTGCCGTCGTCGCTGTTGGTGGTGCGGGCCACCACCGTGACGGGGCTGGCAATCCACTCATCCGTGATAGGACGGTCGCCGGTATCGCCCTCGGCGTCGTCTTGGTCGACGGCGGCACGCTTAAAGCTGTGCCAGTAAACGCCTGGGCGCAGCTTGCGACCTTTCTCGTTGGTCACCCAATGCTCATACACGGCCCAGCAGGGACGAACAGGCGCAATGGCCGCCGCATCAGGTCGAAGGTTGATCACGTTGGTGTCAGGCTTGGACATTGGCGAGCTTCCAGTTGGCGAGGTCGTTGAAGTCGGTGAGGTCGTCAGGGGCGCCCTCTGGCCATTCCGGAAAGGCCACCTGGCCGCCCACGACCGCTGCCGCGGCATTCGCCGCTTTGCGTCCGGGGTTACCGTCGGTGAGCCGATCGTCGTCGCCAGCGATCACGATTGCCTGCCCCGGATAGCGGGAGCGCAGGCCCATCGCCGCGGGGATCAGGTTGCCCGCGTTCATGGCGGCAGCGACGACGTAGCCGCCGTGCTGGTGGAGGCTGGCGGCCGTCGCCCACCCCTCGCAGATGCAAAGCACAGAACCGGGCTCGATGATGCCCAGCGGCGAATAGGTGCCCTTCACGCGACCACCGGGTAAGAAGCGCTTGGCACCGCCTGGGGCGATCCTTTGCAGGTTGACGAGCCGCCCATCCAGGTACAGCGGGACCAGCAGGTCAGCACCACGCTGGCGCAAGCCGTAGGAGCGAACTCCTTTGGCGGCAAGGTATGGATGGTCTGGCGAGGCGCGGCGTGCATTCCGCCACCAACGGTTGGCCAGCTCCGCGGCCTGCTGCTGGCGCTGGTGCTGCTCGGCCTCGCGCTGGCGCCGTGCCTGATCCACTCGTTCACGGACCTGCGCCGCTTCCTGGGCGTCCACCGGCTCACGACTACACCAGGTGCTGGCGCCGCCGGCTTTCCAACTGCCGAACGCGCCAGAGGCGATGCCGTCTAGGTACAGCACGTACCAGCCGTTGAGCGTGCCGGGCTTGTCGCCTGGGACGTGGAAGCGGTGAATATCGCCATCGTCCAGGGGGAGCCAGTCGAGCGTCCCATAAACCGATTGGAGCGCTTCACGGAACAGGATCACAGGATCTGTCATGCGGCCCCCTGCGGTGGTGTGAAGCGCTTGGCTAGCTTCTCCAGCTGCTTGGTCAGGCGCTCCAGCTCATCGCTGTGACGGCCTTGGTCGCCCTCGGCGATGCGCAGCTCCAGGAAGCCAATCAAGGTTTCCACCAGCAGCGCGTAGCTGGCGCTGTCGATATGGGCGCCAGCAGTGGGCGGGCCGCCGCAACCTTTGCGCTTGAGCGGAGTCACGTTACCCATGCTCCACCTCCCATCCGCCAGCGTCAGCAAAGGCCCGACAGGCTTGGCCATTGTTCACGCCGTGCCAGTGGGTGATATCGTCGATTGCATCAACCAAGCAGGCCGTCACCTGGGCACCAGCACTACGCATAACTACGCGCCCGAACTCCGCGTCGGCCTCGGTCAAGAACGGCCCCAACAATGTCTTGGGCATCTTCGGATGGGTGACGTAAAACAGCTCGATGGCTTTTTTCGGGCAAGCCGATCCCGTCGACGCTGATGCGCCGTTTTGAGTTTTCATGGTTTAAGTCTCTTCGGAGTCTGTTGGTTCGAACCGTGCTGTGCCGTCGCGCATCGCACGCAAGCCCAGGACTGCTGCCCGCGCTACCGACTCTGAAAAGCCAATTTCAAGGCTTGTGTAGTGACCTCCCATGCCGGCGATCGCGAACTCAATAGCGTGGAATGCTTCGGTTTCATCGTGGGTGGCGAGCTCGTAAACTTCGCATTCGAAGAAATCGACACCCTTCTTCCAGTCAGAGGCCACGCCCGGATTGTTCCGAGGCCAGTTAACCAAACGGCCTTCGGAGTCGCGCCTGGTGAAGCTCAGATCGTCCCGCGTTTGGATGGCATTCATTTGGTCACCTCCGCAGCGTCCAGCGCTTTCTGCATCTTCTCGACTTCACAGTCGACGTAGTTCGCCCAGTCGTAACCCAAGAAACTGCCGAGGTTGGCCAGCTCCTCAATGTCGTGAGATTTGCCGTGTTTCATGTCCTTGACGATGGAGTTGAACAGCACCCGCATGTGATTGATGCGTTCGTGAGTGGCGCGGAGCAGGTCAAGAGCATCGTCGGAGATGTTGGCGGTGATCTGGCTCATTGCGCACCCCCGTTGTCTATCCCACACCGTTTACCAACCACGCCATAGGAGGCACCCAGGTGACGATGCCGCCAGCAGAAATTGCCGCTGAAGGTGCGGATTTGCTCAAGGTGCCGTGCGATATCACAAGCCAGTTCATTGTTGTAGCCGCCCATGGCGGGTATCACGAACGTCAGCAGGATTTTCTCCAGCTCTGCGCATTCCTCCCTGGCGAAGTTCATTGAGCACATTTCGTTGGCATCCAAAACCGCTTCACGCAGCACCTCGCCCTCGAGGGTTGCTATGGCAGGCAATGTCTGCAGATTCATTGCACACCCCCTTGTGCTTCCAGGGTGCGAACGATGGCCATGTGGATGTTGTAGCGGGCGAGGCGAACGGAGAGGGACGAGTTTGCGCGGAGAGCACTCAGAGCCAGGCGGCGGTGAGCAAAGGCGCGAATTGCGGACGGAATGAGGGCGTGTTTCATGGGCGTAGCTCCTTCTGCTGGGGAGCTGCTACCGTTCGCGACCAAGCGAATTTGGGTGGCAGCTGTGCGCAGGTTGGTCGACTGGGGCAAAAGGAACCCAGCAGGCCCGAAGGCCTCCCGCACACAGCCACCATAAAACGAAACTGCGAGCGCAAAAAAAGCGCCTGCAATCGAAATGGGGGCGCTGTTGCGCCTTTTGCTTACCGGGCGACCAAACCCGATCGCTGAATTTGCAGCGATGGGCAAACCATACCGGCGAGCGTGATTGCTGGCAAGAAAAGTTATCGACCTTTCATCGCCGATCATGAGTGTGGTGTTCATGCGGCATCACTCCGAAGATGATTGGCCGTCAGGCTTTGAACGTAGCGCAGTAGGGATGCTTTCCGAGCTGCGAAGTCTTTGCCCTGACCGATCAGCAACACGTCGCGGATCTCGATCAGGGTGACCAGCAACAGTTCATGCGCCGTGAGCTCATCGCGATTGCGGCCGGCGAACTGGCCAGTGATTACCTGGTTGATCAGCTTGGCTTCGTTGATGAAGTGGTGGCGCTGGGGAGTCTTGCCGTTCTCCTCGTAAGCGATTGCCAGTGCGTCACACAGGCCGCGATAGCCGACGGCGGATTGCTGGCGGGCTTGCTGCCAATTGGCCTTGTCGCCGTGAATCAGCGCCTCGATCTGCATGTCACACCAGACAGAGAACTTGGCATCACACCAACGGGCGAAGGCTACTGCCAGCTTGGGGTGGAGCCATGTACCACCAGCCTTACCGCGGCGAGACTTCAAATACCCGGATTTCCGGGTATTCAAGATTGTGGATGGCCCCGCGGCGGGATGCTGAATCTCATCTAGGGCACGGATGTAGTCGAGTGTCTCAGCATTATCGAGCCAGTGATCGAGGCGCTTGCCGAAGCGTTCTGCGATCACTGTTGCATGAAGCCAGCCGTCAGCGTTGAAGGTGACAGTCTGGCCCTGATAGTCGAAGGGAACGATGCGAGCCTTCATGCCGCCACCTTCTGGCCGGGTTCGGCGATCAGTGTGTAGACGGCTACGCCGCGGTGGGTACGACCCCACTCATCGGTGAGCATGGTTCGGGTGGTGATGATCTTGTAACCAGAGGCGCGCAGATCACAGATGCGGGCACCTGGGCGGCAGATGTTCAGCTCGCGCATGATTGTGAAGGTGTCGGATGGCCCAAGGCGCAGGTGTGAAACAAGCCTCGCGTTCTGAGCATTAATGCTGGTGTTGCTATTGCCTTGCGACAGGCTGCGGTTCTCTTCCGGGATCATGGCCTTTTTCAT